CCACTGCGGATCATAGGACGCCTGATCCGGTGTCGTCGCTGCCTGCGGTTCATTGGCCGCTGCCGGGAACCCTCCGGGCGGTCCCTCCGGACGCACATAGCTGACATCAGGCAGGGTTAGATCGGTGGTTGGCTGCAGGCTGTCCGGCGTCTGCGCCGCAACCGCCTGCGCATTCGACGGCTCCGGAGTGAGCATGTCCGGCCGGACGACAGGGGCATTGGCCGTCCGTGCCGGACTGACGATGCTCATCTCGTTGATGCGTGGATCGGGCTGTTCCTGCGCGGGCGACGGCTGCAGCGCCTGTGTGGTGGGAAGCGGCGTCACCAGCGGCGAGGCGTTCTGTATGGGCGGAACCGCAATGGCGTTCGACGGCAGCGCCGCAAGGCTTTCGATGCCAGCTGGAGCCAGCCGTGCCGCCGAAACGGCAGGCGCAACTTCGGTGACCCGACGTGGCGAGACAATGGTCATCTCGTTGATGCGCGGATCAGGTTCGTGCGAGACGCCTTCCGGCCTGACGATGCCAGCCGCTGACGGCAGCGCCGAGATGCCGGTGGCATTGGACGGAACCGGCAACAGCGTTCCCGACGGCTGCATGTTGCGGACGGCATCGCGCTCGGCGATGGCCTGATCGCTGCGGCCCTGCGGCCAGAAGAAGCTGGAGAAGTCCGGTCCCGTGTACGGGCCGATCTTCAGCCACGGGAAGTTGACCCACGGATCGGTCGGCTTGCGTCTCGGCCTGCCGCCCAACAGGGAATAGATGCCGCCAAGGGTGACGAAGTTGTTGGGTGTTGCCGGGGAAACATCACGTTCGTCAAGCGGGCCAATGAGCAGTCCCATCAGATCAACGTCCCCCATCTCTGTTGCCGCTGCTGTAGCAGTTCCGGATAGGGCGAAACTGAAAGCGGGTCTTGTTGTGGCGTCTGGTTTGGCTGTGCCGGTTGCGGTGGTGGCGGAGCCGGTCGGTTCTGCTGGCCGAACATGCCGCCGAGAAGGGCAAGCGACATCATGTCGTCCATGTTGTCGGCCTGCGTTGGCTGTGTCGACTGCGCGGTAATTCCCGGCATGCCTGTTCCTACCGAAGCCACCTGCGCATTACTTCCCTGTGCGTTGCCATACATCTGCGCGAAATTCTTACCTTTCAGGCTGATCCATGTCGGCGACAGGACGTTGCCGACTTCGTTGATGGCATTGGTGTCGCCGGACGAAAGCGTCGTCATCAGGTCGCGGCCTGTCGCCTGCTTGTAGCGGTCGGAGGCAATCCCCCATGCCAGCGTATCCTGAGAGCCGGGGCTGAAATCGGTGATGCCCAATCCCGGCGCATACTGGTTGTAGGTGGCGTTGGTGATCTGGTAGCGCCCCGCAGCGGAACTGTCGCCGACCATGATGTTCGGATGCCGCGAGTAGTCGTTGAACAGCTGGCCCCCGGTGATGACGTTGTAGCGTCCGCCGCTTTCCGGTCCCGCAATCGCATTGAGGAAACGGCTGCGCGGATCGGCCACATAGCTGGCATCCATCACCCCGGTATTCACATAAGACGGCAGATTGCCGCCACCCGCCATCAGGCTGTTGCGCGTATAGTACGGCTCGACATGCCAGTCCTCCCAGCTCATCGGGAACTTCAGGCCGTATTGACCGGCGCTGGCGTGCAGCGCCTCGATCTGCTCGCGCGGTAGCAGGTTGAGCCGCTGTCCGTTAAACATGAGATCGGCGGCTTCACCCTGCGTATGCAGGCTGTTTCTTGCCACCCAATGCCCTGACCGGTCGCTGGCATTGAACAGTTCTGTCTGCCTAGCCGGACTGCGGTAGCCGCTGGATATCGCCAGACCGGGATTGGCGGCGAAGTATTGCTGCAGGGCGGAACGGAAACGCGGATCGAAACGCGGGTCGAGCGTGACGATCCCGCCACCTTGAAAACCGCGCGGTTGACTGGCAAGCGAAGCGATACCGGACTGAAGCCCCTGCGCAGTCGGCGGAGCGACACTCTGACCCTGCGGCGGCAGCTGCCCTTGGAACTGGCCGGGAGCGCCCATGTATTCCTTTGCCAGCGATTTTGGATTGTCGGCGGCACCCTCCCCGGTGCGCAGCAGCTTGCGCTCGTGCAGCTCGGAGACGATCATGTAGCCGGGGATCATCCCGGTCGGTGACTGCAATTCATTCTGCAATGCACTGTCGGGCAAACTCTTGAGATCGCTGTAGATTTGCCCAAGATCGTCAGGCATCAGCCGAACATCCCTCGACCATTACCGAGATTGTTCATGGCGTTGTAGGCCATACCGTAGCCCAGCGCCCCGGCCAGCGGATTGGACGGCGAGGTCTGCGTGACCGTCTGTTGCGTCGAGCCTTGGAACGGCAGGCCGCGCAGCAGCGAGCTGACCATGCTGGTGGTCTGCCACGGATAATTCTGCTGGTTGAGGAAATCCTGATAGGCCATGTCCAGCGCCTTCTGCTGGTACTGCTCGCCGGTCTGGCCGACGCCCAGCATGGTGTTGATGCGGTCCTTGGTCATCGCATCCTGCATCTGCTGGAGATTTGCCATCTGGCCAGCCGAACTGCCAGCCAGCTGCAATCCCTGAAGACCAAGCTGCTTGCCGCTCTGCCGCAACTGCTCGGTGGTCTGCTGCGCCTGCATACCCAGCTGCGATGCCGCCTGACGCCCCTGCTCGCCCTGCTGGTAGCCGAACTGCCGCGACTGCTCCGCCATCTGCTGGGTCTGCAGATTGCGGTTGGCGTTGTCCTGCGCCATCGACATCGCAGCGGAAAGGTTGCCCTGTTGTGCCTGCGCATTGCGGGCCTGATCGCGTTCGAACTGCTGTTGCGCATTTTCGAACGCGGCCTGCTTGCCCTGCACCTGAATGTTGGAGATGTCACGCTGCGCCTGCCCCAAGGAAATCTGGTTCTGAACCGCAGCACGAGAGCCACCGAACGCGCCAGCCTGTGCCGCCTGCCCCTTGAGATACGCCTGCTCCTGACCAGCCGCCAACTGCCGATCCGCAACCGCTGCATTGGTGACATCCTGCATGTATGGCGACATGTACTTGTCGGCCATCGCCTGATCGAAATTCTGCGATGTCAGTTGATTGATATCGTTCGTGCCAAAGCCCGTCTGCTGGGTGCCGAACTGACCGTTCTGCCAAGCGGCCGGACCCCCGTAGGTATTCTGCACGCCACCGGCTTGGTAATTGCCCATGTCCATCGCCGCCTGCCCGACCGCATTGGTGAGCGAGGTGGCGTTCTGCATTCCCGGCATGCCGCTTTGCGCATAATTCTGCGCCATGTTGAGGCCAGCCTGCGTCTGGCCGGACATGTCGGCAATGCGCTGGCCTTGGTAGGCCTGATACGGCTGGTTCGCGAGCGACATGCCGCGATCCATGATGGTGCGGAAGTACGGCTCCTGAAACGGCTGCAATGAGTTCTGGTAGACCGTCGAGGTCTGTTCACCGCCACCACCACCAAACAGGCCACCCATCTTACAAATCCATCTCGTAGTAGGTTCCGATTTCCTTCATGCCGTAGCGCTTGACGTATTCGCCGACACCCTTGCGGCACACCGTCTCGATCTTGTTGCAGCCGCGATCACGTGCGTATTCGCAGGCTTTCTCGAAGATCGCGTCGAACCATTCGTCACGGTTCTCGCCAGCCACATAGTCGATGCGCCCGACCTGCATCCCGACCGGGAAGGCATTGATGGTGAAGATCATCGAACCAATGATCTTCTTGTCCTCGTTGAAGGCAATCCACAGCGAGGCCGAACCGTCGAGCACCGAGGTCAGGATATCGACATTGTGCCAGCGCCCATGGGTGCGCTTGATGGCATTGTCGAGCATCGGCGACACCACCGGCCAGACATTGCCGACATGTTCGCGTGGCACCGCCGAGATCATCGCCGTCATGTCACCCGTCCGCCATAGCTACCGGTGTGTGGTCCACCAAAGGTGGCGTTGCCGAAGTACCAGCCTGCCGGACTGAAGCCGGGAGGATACATGTTCTGGTTGGCATTGTTCGCTGTCGTCGCTGGCCGTGCCGTCGAAAGCGGCGGCGTGTTCTGCGCCACCGATTGCGGTTGGGGCGGAGGCTTGGCCGCAAAGGTGTTGGCGTTGATCGCGCCGAGATTGGCGTTGTAGCCAGAGAACGCGCCGCTGGCTGCAGCGGCTGGGCTCCAGCCATAGTTCCCGGCTCCGGGTCCGGGTCCGCCGCCACCACCGAAGTAGGTGTTGGGTGTCGGTCCCGGTGCCGACGAGGCATCGTATTGACCGCCGCCAAACCACATCGTCTGTCCGGGCTGAGCATTGACGTTGTTAACGAAAGGGCTGGTTGGGGGCACCTCCGAAGCCCCCAAACTGCGGACCCATCGGCCCCATCTGGTTCATCTGGTTCATCATGGCGTTGCGCTGGCCCATCAGCGAAGCGATCCCGCCCTGCCTGCCGTAGCCCATGCCGCCACCGCCGCCGAAGCGCGACATCATCCGGTCGAGGATCATCTGCTGATTGTCCGGTGATGTCGGGGCTGGCGTTGCCGCCGCCGCTCCCGGTGCCGAAGCCTGCGCCATGGTGGCATCCGGGCCGGTGCCGCCAGCCGTCAGCGAAGCACCTGTCGGTGAGGCCGCCTGCGGCGCACCGAAGCCCATTGCATTGGAGAAGGCCTGCCGCATGGCCATCTGGTCGGCGGGCGGCATTGCGCCCATGCCGCGTTGTCCGAACTGCATCATCGGTTTGGCTCCCGGCTGACCGGCAGCTTGGCCCATCGCCTGCATCGAATTGCCGGGATTTCCCTGAAACTGCGGCATGCCGCCGCCGCCCTTGCCGGGACCACCCTGCGGCATTGGTGTCCCACCCATGCCAAAGTTCATCACATCCTCCTATTGCGGGAAATTGAACCCCGGCAACCTTTGTATGTCCTCATAAGACAGACCCCGCCGCCTCGCGTCGATGGAATGAAGCGCATCCTGATAGTGCTTCATGTTCTCCACCCACTGGTCGCCATAGGCCTGACGGAATCTCGGGGTGTCGAGCGGGATGGTGTAGTCGCGATAGACCGGCTCCATGCGCGAGCGGCTTTCCAGACCACCGGCCGGGAACATGATGCTGGTCATCTCGTCGTCCGGGCGGGGCGTAGGCACCACATAGACCGTGTCCGGCAGATCGACCTCGCCACCCTTCTTCATGCCCTTAACGCGGGCCAGCCGTGCGGGCTCGGCCATCGTCGGTCTGGCCTGCACCGGATACGGCATCGGCATGGCCAGCAACCGTGCGGCACCGGAGCCACCGGTTCTCGCCCGTGCCGATTTGGTCTTCAGCGCATTCATGAGCGAAGCCAGACCGCCGACCTGTCCGCCTTTGGCGAAGTCTCGCCGGTTCGGATCGACCGCAGCATCGACGCCCATGGCATGGCCGACAGGTTCGCTGGACAGGCCAAGCGCAATCGATCCCGGTATGATTTCCGGCATGATCGGAACCGGCCTCATCATCCCGGCTTCGAACAGATCGCCCAGCCTTGGATTGGCTTCCTGCTCCAGCAGCTTCTTCAGCTTCTCGTCGCTGAGCGAAACAATGCCGCCTTCGGCATAGGTGCCGGGGATCATATGCGTGCGCTTGCTAAAGCCCCACACGTAGTTGGGATACACGTTATTCTCGTAGGTTTTCTTGGTGTCGGACTTCGGTATCTTCTGCTCCGGAAGATCAGGCACGCGCTTGCCGTTGATGAGATCGTTAAGCCAACCCAATCCCCACGGAGCTTCCTCTGGCATCACGTAGGCTTCGGGCGGTATGTTATCGCCGGTATCCAGCCGCTCCTTCGGGATATCACCGGGGTATGGCAGCTGGCCCGGATACTTCTCAATCGCCAGATCGCCCCTGCCTGAATAATCCTGCGTATCCAGATTATAGTCCGGACCAAGCCGCACCATGCCGCCCGCCTGATAGCCCTGAGTGCCTTGCGAAGGCGGAAGGGAAGCTACTCCCAGCCTTAGCCGTGGCGGCTGCTGAGGGCTTCCGTGGCGCGCTTTGCGAGTCGAGTCGACCATCCTGTCCAGATGACGCGCGCCCGCGTCCGTAGAGCCGTTGCCGAGGCCGGAAACCACATCCGAAGGGACGACATACTCGCCTTCGCTGAGTGCCGCTGGCTGCTGCCCGCCAATCGTTGCCGGGATGCTGTCCGACTGGCCGTCACTGGCCTGCATGGCTTGACCCTGCTGCGCCTGCGCCGTCTGCTGGACGCGGACAACCAAGTCCTGAAGGGCAGGCTCGCCGAACTGCTGGACGAACGTCATCAGGATTTGATCGGCCTGCGGCTTCGGCACCTGACCCTTGATCGCCATCACCGCTTCTTGGATCAGCTGATGCTCGGCATCGGACGGCATCTGCTGCTGTGGCTGGCTCTGGAGGCCCTGCCCCTGCGATGCCGGTGCCTCGCCGATCTGGCTGGTGGGAAGATCGCTGGTCGGGATTTGCGTGGGATCATTGCCCTGATCCACGCCTTGCATCGGGAAGGTCATGTCCTGCGGCATCTGTTGCTGCGGATCGACCGGCCCACCGTTTGCCAGAGAGACGATACCGCCATTGGCATAGCCGCGTACCAGACCGCCATTGTCCATCCAGCGGAAGTTCGGGAAGTAATTATGCTCGACGCCGATTGGACTGATCGATGACGGGTAACTTGCCGTGCGAGCGCCGGACGGTAGCTGCATGGAGCCGGTGAATGCCTTGGCTTCCTTCTGTTTCTCTTCCTCGCTCTTGCCGTCGCCGGACTTCTTGTTGAACAGCGGGCTCAACAGCTGCGATGCCAGATACATCGGCATCATGTATTTCGGGCTGAGCAGATCGCTGATGCCGAAGCCGGAAGTGGTGTCAGCGTTGACACCGCCTGCTATGGGTGCCGCTGCGGTCTTGCCCGCTGCGGGGGATACCGCTGGCGCGACAGCTGTCGTTTCGCCGGGATGGAGAGTGGTTAGTCCTATCTTTGGAGTAATGCCAGAGATCGTCGTTGTGGCGTTGGCGGCTGGAGATACGGCCGTAGCCGGGGCGATATGGGTAACCCCTTCCGGTACTGCGCCGAAAGGTGCGGTGATACCGGAGATCGTTGACGTTGCGGCAGACGGAGTGGTGATTGCCGCCGTTGTCGGGGCGACCGAACCAGTTGTCACCATATCGACGGCAGCTGGAGCCGAAGCCGCTTCGATGGCTGCGGCCTGCGCGGGCGCGGATGCAAGAGCCGCCGCTGGAGCCGCTGCCGCTGGTGTGGCCCCGAACAGCGAACCAATGCCGCTGCCGAGAGCCGAAAGGCCGGAACCGATACTGCCGAGAAGTCCGGTACCCGCCGCCGCTGGAGCCAACGCGGCAGCGGTGCCAGCCGTTCCTGCAGCTGCCGGTAAAGCTGCTGCCGCAGTGCCAGCCGCAGCCGCTGGTGAAGCCGCCCCGAACAGGCTTGCCAGAAACGGCAGGAAGAAGAACGCTTCCGGCAAACCGGTTTCCGGATTGATGGTCAGCTGGCCACCGGGAACAAGAGAGGCGATGCCAGCCAGTTCTGCCGGATGGACGTGAACCAGCATGGTGTCGCCGAACCGTCCCTTGCTCGCCAGATAGGCGGCATGTCCTCTCAGGTCTTCCATTGGCTCATTTCTCCCTTCCTGCCATCCTGTCGGCTGGAGGAATTTCATGTATCTGCACCGTTGGCTTCGGCTCGGAATGATGCGGCTCCGCTACCGGATGCGGGTCTTGCTTCGGGTAGACGCGCGGCTCCGGAGGCGGCGGCTGATCCGGTGGCGGCGGGATCACGTAATCGTCAGGATGCGGATCGGCTCGCGGCGACGGCGGCGGATCGGAATTGATCTCCGCATCCTTGATGTGATCCTTTCCGGCTGCATCGGGCAGCGCGAATGGTCCCGGTCTATTCTCCGGTCGGTCCTGCATCGGTACCTCCTGTCATGGCTTTCAGTTGCGCTTCCCTTAGCTCTGCCATCTCGGCGGCTCTGATCGAACGATGATCGGCAACGGACTGGATGATCCGCTGCACAAGCTCGTCTTCCTGCGTGATGTCTTCCTGATCGGCATCGACCACATGGCGCTGGTACATGCGGCTGATCTCGGCACCGTCACGATAGACGACGGTCGCCCAGCGCACTTCGGTCGAGCCGAACTCCGGGCGGTAGCAGATCATGTCCACAAAGGTTTTCTCTTCAAGCGACATCGAAGTGACCCGCCAACATGAAGGTTGAGGTGTTCGTGAAGTGGGTGTCCATCCAAGCCGCATGAGCACCGGTTGTGTTCGCGACAAGTCCCACGACATAACTCCCGGAAGCCTGCACATATCCAGAAGGAAAGCAGGCAACCGGAAGCGCCATGTTTGCATAATAGGAACCACTACAGGAACTATAACAACTAGACGCAGCCGTAAAAGGAAGGTTAATCCTAACCTGTCCAGTCGAGGTTCCCTTGGCTGTCAACGTAAGATAAATATTGAAAAAACAGCGCTTGCCAATTTTAACGTATTGGCCAATTTGGTTACTGTAGGTGATACCGACCGCTGCCCCAGCGAAGCTGATCGTCGCCGTGAACGTCCCCTCTTCGTAATCATCAAGGACGTTGACCCCGGCATGAGCAACCTGTGCTGCCGGGAAATTTATTCCGCCACCCGTTACGGTCAGATCGTTGCCGACGGTCCAGTTACCGGTCGTGCTTCCGCTGGCTGCTGTGAGAACGCCACCAACGCTCCAATCGCTGGTGACACCACCACTCGCACCATTCAGCACCCCTCCCGCTGTCCAGTCACCGGTCGTTGAACCGCTCTGCGCGGTAAGCGCGGTACCGACATCCCACGCTCCGGTGACACCACCACTTGCCGCATTCATGGTGCCGGTAACCGTTGCGTTACCGTTAACGGTCAGGCCATCTGTCTGCAGGGCGTCGATGGCCGCAGTGCCGATGGTCGCGGTGTCGGCATCGATACTGGAAACCCTGATCGGCCCCCGCGACAACAGGCTGGTGCGCCACTGCTCGATCTTGCGATAGGTCTGCCAGAAGAAACTCTTGTCGTATTCGTCGGGAGCCTGACCGAGATTGTCGGAGCCGATGTCGTCCCTCATCCCGCCATCCTACCGTTGCCCGTCCGTTCTGGCATCGATGCGGTTGACGCCGGATCGCCATTCGGAACCCAGCGTGTTGCTCTCCAGCCTGATCGTCAGCGAACGGCCACGCAGCCGGACATGGCACTCCTCAGTGAACTGCTCGACCGGGATCACCACCGAACGCTGCACCGGACTGGCCGTCTCTTCGATGAACCCGCCTCCCGGCTTGTCGCGCATCTTCAGCGTGATGTTCATGGTCGGTGCCGTCGAGGAGGTGGTGCGCTGCCGCCAAGTGATGTCGGGCAGGATGTGGCGGATGAACATGAACTTGTCGCCCTTGTCGTAGCTGCCTTCCGATGACAGTTCGATGGGACCGCTTTCGATGAAGGCGTTGATCGGCGTCGGCGGATTGGTCGAGCCGTCGTCACCGGCACCGTTGTCATGTTCGTAGATGCGACTGTCCGGAGGCGGCGTTGCCGCGATCACGGGGTTCATGGCGTCGAGGTCGAGCCACGCCGTGCGTGTCAGCGAGCCGAACGTCCATGATCCGTCCGTCACATTGACCGCCACATAGCTGTCGATCTCGGTGTTGCCGCTGGCATTGGAGACGTAATACCAGATCACCTCGTTGTAGTTCTGGTTCGATCCGGCAACAGTCTTGCCAAACTGCTCGCGGTTAATCCTTGAGCCGATATAGTCCCACACCGGACACTGCATCTTGTCGGTGCGTCCGCTGTAGGCGTAGAAGCCGCCACGCCCCATCCAGTAGACGACGCCGTTGAAGGACGTGCAGGCCTTCATGCCAGCAATGTCAGACCACCTGTCCAGAAGTTCCGCCGTGTAGATGTAGGGCGGGCCGACATACTGGATCGAATAGAGCGCCTGATCGGTCCATGCCAGTATCTCGCGCGCCGTCGCCAGACCGGCGATGAACCTCGACCCGTTCGACAGCGGCAACGATCCGGCCGTGCCGATCAGGCTCGCTTCGTTCCAGTTGTAGATGTTCTCCTGATCGCACCAGCGGAACGTCAGCGGCTCGACAATGACATCGGCGAAAACGGTGCAGCCGAACGCCAGCAGATGCCGGTCGCGGTGCGAGATGATGATGAACTGCGATTGCGCTGGCGCATTGCCATCGGCGGTGCCGCCCACGGTAAGGTCGAGGATGTTGACCATCCTGTCGGTCGGATTGGTCGCATCCCAGTAGAAGATCGGTCCATTCAGGGCACAGGCGGCGAGGTCTTCACCCCAGTTGTCTTGCGACCACATGCCGATCTGATCGCCCAATCCGGCCGTAGCGGAACCGCCCCACACGTCTTCAGACCATGCCAGCGAGCCCCAGCCGCCACCCGTGATGAAGTCCGTCGTCCCAGCGGTGAACAGGTAGGTCGCCTGCACGGCAGCTCCGCCGAAATTCGTTGTCGCCGTGGCGGGCGTAGTGGCGACATCGAACGTATAGTGATCGCCATCCACCCATGTCGCGACGATCTGCTGCGTGTTGATCTCGCCGACCGGAATGCCGGATGTGCCAGCCGTCGCCCCTGAGAACTTGACGATGTCGCCAGCCTCATGGCCATGACCGGGATGCGTCACCGTCACGGTCTTCGAGCCGGTGGTCGAGGCAAAGGGATCGGTCGTGGTCAGCGTGACCGCATGATCCCAAGGCGTCACGTCATTCTGCGCATCGCCGGTCAGCATGTAGAAACGCTTCGACGTTCCGGCGCTCACCCATATCTTGCCAGCCAGATCGCCATGCCGGTGCAGCGACCGGCACACCCCGGTCATGACGAAACCGGGATACTCGTCCTCCCAACCCGACCAGCGTTCCGGCTGGCCATCGCGGAAGCGGACCATGGAACAGTCGTACCAAGTCCCTGCCGTGGCGTAACGGGTGGTGTTCCTGACGACGCCGGGGGCAATTCTAAGGCTTGTCCAAGGCAATGGATTTTCTCTGGCTCTGTTCGTTCTGCGTGATCATCGTCTGGATCAGGACTTCCGCATTGGTCTTGTTGGCCTTGACCATCTCGTTGCGGAAGCTCTCCACCGCTGCGCCGGTCTGGCGCTGCTGGCCTGAATTCTCGATCAGGAGGATGGGGAGCCACGCGATGGCGCACGCCCACTCATCCTGTTCCTTGCCGGTATTGCTGTCGGTGCCGCGCACCTGAATGAACCACATGCACATATTCTGGATGCAGTCCTTCTTGAGTAACGGGCAGTAGGTTCCGGGTTGCAGCTTCATCTTCAGTTCTTTGTTGCGATGATCATATCGACATAGGCCACGTCGAAGTTCATGCCGTTGCCGCTGAAGGTATGGGCGTGTGTCTGGCCAGAACCGGCGTTCTGCGTGTTGAAGTTCAGCTGATGATAGTGGTTGGCCGAGATGCCGCCAGTATTGCCGTTGACATTGTGGACGTGATCGCGGTCATCGTAATTGGTGTTGGCTTCGTTCGAAAAACCGCCACCGCTCGTACCCTGACCACCGCCACCGCCTACCAAGACAACGAAGTTGTAGCCGCTGATCGACCTTGCATGAGTGTGGGCAGTGTTTCGACCGGCAGTGTTGACATTGAGATTGTGCGAGTGATCCGAACTCACATAACCAGAATTGCCAAAGACGAGGTGGTCGTGAGGAGGCAGCTGCGCCTCGCTCAGTGCCGAACCATTGACGGTGCCGGATGGTACTCGTGCCGAGGTGAAGACCGCCGAGAACGATGTCGAACCGCCCGATGTCACGGTACCGGAGACGACCCGCAAGGCCTTGTCGTTCTGCGAAGTGACCTTCGTCCAGCCGGTGGGCGCGGCCGATTGCCAGAACAGCATCGACGTTCCGGAAGCGAACATGATGTCGGTGGCATGGAGGCCATCGACCAGATCGGCATCCATGCCTGATCCGGTGCCGTCGTTGCTGGCGGTCCAGACCTTGCCACCCGCCTGACCCTGTGGCGCAATGTAGAGATCGCTTGCCGAGCCGCCCGTCTCCAGTCTGACAGCCCAGTTGCTGCCATCGACATTGCTGTTGTGGAAATCGATGTAGCGGCCGACTTCCATGACGCCGGTATTGTCGACATAGCCGACCAAGCTCCAGCGCTGCGCGGGATTGGACGGTGTGACGATGTAATCGTTCGAATAAACGTCCGCGCCATCAGTGAAGACGACCTTCCACTGCACTCCCGGCGAACCGCCCGGAGGAATGGCAATCGTCGCGCCGCCGTTGGCAATCACCACATTGAACCCACCAATCGTGGTGTTGCGCATGAAGTAGAACTTGGAGACGTTGGGGATCGTCACCGTCCTGTCGGCGGTCAGGGTGCCGGTGAAGATGATGAAGCAGGGTCGCGCCTGATCGGTGGCTCCGTTGACGGCGGTCAGCGTCAGGTTGGCGTCGGCGATGTTGACGGTGGTGAGGTGAGAAATCGCCTCTTCCAAAAGCGTGTAGCCGGTATTGGCGACGGCACCCCATGACGACCGGTGATCGCCGGTTCCCTGAAGCTCTATCCTGAGATTGGTTGAGTAGCTGCTAGCCATTTATCTGACCGGTATCCATTTGTCTGTCTTGTCCTGCCGGACTGCGATCCATTCTTCGCTGACCATTCCGGGTTTGTACGGCGTCCAGCCTTCCTCGACTTGCGTCTCGCTGCTTGGCTCCCACGCTTCGGCGACGACACTCCCGACACTCACCTTGGCTTGGCAACCGGTAAGCGCAAGTTCGTAATCATATTCGGTATCCACGACACCGGCATCGGCGACCAATTCAAATCCATCGACCGTCTGATCTATGCCGTAATGAACGATGACCGTACCCTCGCCCACCGTCATCTCCAGCCCGGAAACGGAAGCCGTCGCGGCAACGCTTACGGAAGCATCCCCCAGCAAAAGGCTGAGAGACTGGCCGCTGACGAAGACTGTCTGCGGACAGGTTATCGCAATGTCCCCGACAAAGACGGTCATAACGTTGCCAGTGACCGGAATCATCAGCCTCGAAACCAGAGTGATGCTGACGGTGCCGACAGAAGCAGTCATTTGCTGACCAGCGGCACCCATCGAAACACTGCCGCCTGCCGTAACGGAAACCGAACCCTTCGACACGACAAGCTGCTGGCCGGTGACGGTGGCGCTGGCCTTGCCGCTGACCGTCTCGTTGCCAACCGCAGCGGTGACGCTCTGGCCGGTCACCGATACCCTGTCGGATGCTGCAACCGAAACACTTCCGACCGAAACAAAAACCACCTGACCAGTCACCGATAGCGTAACCGGTCCTGCATCCCATATCGTCGTATCAGTATCCCATGTGCCGACAGCCTCATCCCATGTGTCGGCCATCGATCATCTCGCGTTAACCGGCAAATAAAATGAAGCGCCTCCCGAGACTAGATTAACTCCCCGATTAGCTACCAATGTCGAACTGGTGGTAGTATTCCAATCTGCCATCGCCGTGTTGTGATATGCATTAGCGATAGTGCTGATAACCCTCGTCGTCGTTCCATCAATTACACTTGCTCCGTTTGCACTCATCGCAGCAACAGGATTGGCAATACGCATGGGAACTGGGTTTATATTTCCTATACGATTTTGAGTGGTTGTAGTTGCAGCCATCCCACTGCCAGCTTGGAATTTGTACCAGTAACGCTGCGACTGCATTATCGCAGTCTGTTCATTGTCCGGTATCCAATCAGGTGCACGACCGGTGTAATTCGGATCGACATATAGGCCAGTGTCAAACAGTTCAAACGTGTTCAATGCAGCGGCACCGTTCGACTGCGACGGCGAAGCAATTGGCGTGCCAGACGCATTCCATGCATTGGCCGTACCTGTATTGAAAGTCGTTCCAGCCGCCAGCGTAATCCAGACGGTGTGCATGGTGTTGTCAAAAGCCCACGTCCCACCACCATCAGGAGATATAATGACCGTCTGTTCGGTATCGGTGTTAGCCTGCCCAGCACTGATCGTAAACGGCGCAGGATATGATCTGCTAGCAGTTCTATATGTTGCGTGATAAGTGCCAGCCGGTCCTTTGAAACCAAAACGTAATATAGATTGCACTGCATACGAAGATGCGTATGCAAGATCAGCGACAAAATTACCTTCGATTTGTATTACAAACCCTAAATAAGAACCAACTGCCAATGAAGCGTTAGCAGTGGTGATCGTAATGCGAATCCGATCACGCGATCCCCGTGGCGTTAATGATTGTACACGTTGTGCACTAACTGCGCCGGGAGAGATGGACACAGCCATGTCAAATTGGTCCGCAGGATAATAAACACTCGTTGTACCAGCTGTGTTGCCGTTCTCCTGACTGGAGATCATGGACGGATTGACAATGCGATTTTTCGGTAATGCTGTTGGCGCTAGACTGGTATCCCAACGGTTTTTAGAGGATGACCATTCAAATAAGTTACTGCCGACAGTCACTTTCTGCCCATTGGTTGGGGCATTGGGAAAGTTGGTCGCCACTACATCCTCGCGCTCATCGCAATGTAGTCCGCAAGACCCTGCTCATACTGAACTCCCGGCCTACCAGCGGTCATTCCGCCAGCTGAACAGGTCACGTCGAACTCTGCAGCATAGCTGTTGCACGCCGAGGAAATTGAAGTGATGGCCGGGGTTACGGCTCCGTCATACATCTTTGGGGCACCAACGATGGTTCCTGTCGGAGTAGCACGCATCGGCACCGGATGGACCATTGAAGCGCGACCAACAGTCGTTGTGCCTGTTACGACACCGCGCAACGCTACCTGCTTGTACCAATAACGCTGACAACGACGCAGTTCTGCATCGTATATCGGCGGGTCGAATGGCGGCGCAATGCCAGTATTATATGGGTCAGCATAAAAACCGGTGTTGCTGAACAAAAAGATGCTACCAGTGTTGGCACCATTCGTATTTCCAGCGATCTGCACCTTATTGCCAGCCTGCCAACCTGCTACACCTCCGCCATAAGTCGTGCCAGATGCAAGCCCCAATCCTACTTGAATTCCAGCACTATTGCCTGTTGGCCATGTCCCAGTTGTATCCCCCGGAACGACAACGCTAAAAGTGCTCCACGAATTAGCCGGTATGGTGAACGGTGCGAGGAAGGTGCGATCACCTGCATTATTCTTAACCTGCACTGAATAAGTCCCGGCTAAAACCGAATACAGGCTAAATTGGAATACGGCCTGTCTCGCATCGGCAGTTCCCCATCGAAGATCGGCGACTCGCTGCCCTTCGATCTTCTGGAAGAATTGCATATAAGCACCAGCAGAGGGGGTCGTCATCGCCGTGGCAACGGTCATGGAAATGCAATCGCTGCCAGCAGGCGCAACCCGAGTTCGCCCGCTATTGATGGTGCCGGGTGAAAGCCCCCAACTAGCCACCCATTGATCGGCGGGATAATAATTTCCGGTGGCAGTCGATGCGCTCGATACGTCGCCGTTCTCCTGCGATATCTTCATGACCGAGTTCAGCAGGTAATTTTTCGGCAGCGCGGTCTTGGCTTTCGGCCGCTGCCATTCACCACTACGGTAAACAAACCCGTTGGCTGTCTGGCCTTCCGTCGGTGAGGATGGAAAATCATATGCCATTCAACGTGAACTCACCGCTATGTAATTAGTTTCTTGCCCATCGACCAAAGAACTGCCGGGACGCCCAATAGTAAAACCGCCAGCGCTAGCAGTTAAATTAATATCTAAATACTGTAATGTAGCTTGTTGGCTAGGTATACCAGTCATATTAGGAGCAACACCACCATCATACAAACGAAGAGCGGTGCCAACCAATGTAACCGTGAAACCAGTTGCCCTCAGCGGTACAGGATGATTAGCTTGTGCCCGTGTAATTTGGAGGGCTCCAAGCACTGGGCCGTGAAGAGCAAATGCCTTGTACCAATAACGTAAGCAGTCAGTGAAATCGTCCTCGTAATTGTTCTGCTGAAACTCTGGCGGCACGCCGGTCATGTTTGGATCGGCGTAAAAACCAACATCACCAACATTGATCAACCCTGAAACAGGAGGGATAATATTTATCTTAGAAGTTCCGTAAAAACTCCCAGATACCCACGCACCAGTGGTTGATGTAACGAAAGTCGACCCAGAAATATATGCAAAGCGAATACTTAGGACATAACTGCTATCAGTGGCCCACGCTCCAATTGTACATGGCGGTATGACATAAACATACTCCTTCGGCGTTGTCGAATCGACAACGCAATCAAATACAATGCATGCCGTGCCAGCAATATTACGAATAGAAACACACATGTTTTTAGGCACAGTGGGAGCTGATGCACAAAAACGCAATATAGCGTATTTAGCATTAGCCGTTCCGTATTGAAGGTCTGCTACTCGATAACCTTCAATGTACTGTGATATTAGAGTGTAATCACCAGCAGCCGGGACAACCATCGCTTACGGCCCATTGTTCGAATTCTGAAAGATCATGTAAGGCGATCTTCTTGAGGAGGGCGATGCAGTCCGTCCAACTCCCCTGTTGGTTGTCGTGCCGATGTAGATGAACTGCCACTGATCGGCTGCGTAGAAGCCAGAGGTTGTACCAGTATTGCTGCCGTTTTCCTGACTGACCTGAAAAGTCGGATTGACGACCTTGTTGAATGTGCTCGCAGTCCCCTTTGCCCGTGTCCACGCGCCCTTGGCCGAACTGTAAATCCAGATCGGTCCACTCGGCGGATAAAACACCTGCCCATCGGTCGGGCTGGCCGGGAAATCAAATCCGGCACCGTTGAAGGGCAAATATCCGGTCGGTACCGCACCTGAAAATGCCGAAGCCCCGAAATTCACCGTCGTCACATAGCCAGCATCACCGCTGACAATCGCGTAATTGTCCGTGCTGCCGGAATATCCGGCAACGGAAAAACCGCCAATGCCGGTAGATGGATTGTTCGATGAGCTGCCATTCCACACCCCGGCACTCATCGTCCTGAACCAGACCAGCTTGGCATTCAGGTCGAAAGCGACACAGACAATATCGCTATTGCCATAGGTAACACCGACACTCGTGAATACGTTGCCGAGCGCCACCGTGCCATTCGAGAACAGCCCGAACGAATTGTTGTCAAACCCCGGAAACGTCATCGCGCCAAGGCGCGAGAAACCGACGACGCTGTTGGCAATCAGCGTGGAAGTGAATTCAAAATATACCTTGCCGGTGCGCGGCGCTGTGGACCGCACCCACTGGTTCGACGCCATGTCCATGCCCTGTGCGGTGAGGTTGCCGTTGGACAGGTCAACGAGCGTGTTCTTGCGGTCGCTGGGATTGAGTGTCGCAGCCATCAGTTCAGCTGCACCCATTGCGAGGACGTGCCGTCGTTGTAGTAGATGAACAGCCCTCCCGTTGAACTGTCCCACCAAAGCGATCCCTGCGAAGGACTGCCCGGAGCGGTATCGGAAATGGTCGCGCCTCCACCGACACCGGCCAGCGCCGTCGTCACGAAAGCCGTTGTCGCCAGCTGCGTGGTGTTCGTGCCTGCTGTCGCGGTCGGTGCCGTAGGAATGCCGGTCAGTGGTGGCGAAGCCAGATCGGCCTTCAGGTTCAGCGCTGTCTGCTGGGCCGTCGAGACGGGCTTGTTGACATCGCTGGTATTGTCCACATTGGTCAGCCCGACTGCGATCTTGTCGAGCGTCTGCCACGTCTTGTCGCCACGCCGGTACTGGCTCGTCGTACCAACCGAGATCGGCGGCTCCTTGTTGTTGAACGTCGTCCAATCGGTGGAAGCCAGATAGCCGTTCGCCGATGCGGTCGCCACAGCCATGCTGATGGCTGGAGTGCTTCCACCGGACGAAACGACTGGAGCCGTTCCAGTGACCGAAGTCACGGTGCCGACAGCCGCACCATTGATGGTGAGGGCACCGGAGTTGTTGAACGAATAGGTCGCGGCACCCTTGGTGATGACGAATGTCGAAGAGGTGTCGCTGAACGTGCCCTGCAAGACCGTCTTGACGAGACGGATATGGTCATCGCCTTCAAGGCGACCATCAGTACCTTGTGGCCACGCAGCATTAAGCTGCGAAAAGAGCGTGGCGCTTTCGACAGTCATCAGGCAATCCGGATGATCGCGTTGGTGGCGTCCGGTGTCGGGAAGACGATGGTGAAATCACCGGCCGAAGACGCCTTGTCCGAACCGAAATCGAGCACCACGCACGCCCTGTTGGCATTGGTCGAATTGTAGATCAGGGCACCGCGCGCGGTGACGGTCGATGTTGCCCAAGTGGTGTCGTTGAAATCCGTGTAAGCGGTGGTGCCGGATACGACCGGGGTGACGTTGGTCAGCGTGTTGCCGCCCGCTGTGTAAGCCGTCCCTGACGCTTCATTGGTTGCCGCGTAGGCGGTCGTGCTCGCGCCCAAGGTCGCCGCGCTGGTGTACATGGCGATCTTGAAAACATTGCCGGTCGAGGTGGTGAAGTTATGCAATGCCTGCATCAGTTCCTGCTTGAAGGACGTGCATACCGCCTGTGTGATCGCCATTACTATCTCTCCATGTTGGTGACGAGCGCTGCCGCTTCGTCCAGTCCAGCCTTCCTCAAAGCGCCTATGACGGTGGTGCGGTCGGACGCGATGGCCTGCTTGAGCCCATGCAGGATGATCGCATGGACGCGATCCCTGTAAGCCAGCGCCTGATCGCGGATCGGTGGCGGCGCATCGTTCGAAACATAGACCAGCCGGTCGAGCATCCTGCCTGCATAGAATTCCGGATCGTGGCCGCGCCCCTGCGTGGTCACCACCTCGAATTTGCCGACTGCCATCTCGGCGGCATTCATGTCGGTATCCTCTGGTCGGGAGCGCGATAGGTATCCTTGCGCTGACGCCCCTCGGCAATCTGCTTCAGCATGGCCACAGCTTCATCGAACTTGCCCTTGTAGGACTGGATCACGTCCTGATCGCCCTTCTCGAAAATGTAGCCATGCAGGATCGTCCCGAATATCAAGGCCATCTCGCCATTCTCCGAAAGCCAAGTGACGTTGTTGTCCGGATCGGCCATGCCTTCAGGCGGGACGGTGATGCTGGGCGGCGTCTTGAAGTAGGAAAGTTCCATGAGATAGGAAATGTCCGGGGTCGGCGCGATGATGAAAGTCTGGTCATCGTGGATCGCGTAGTAGCGCGGCTTGCCCAAGAATGTTTCATCCGGATACGCCTCCCGCAGGAAAGCATTATCCTTCGGCAGGAGGAAATCGTCGCCGACGATCTGCAGTGAATAGGCCGACAGGAAATCCAGCGGCTGCGTCACGAAGCGGTCATTCGGGGCAATGCTGGACCGTGATACCTCGCGCGTCACCGGCAGCTGCACCATCCGGTGAATGTCTTCCTCGGCCAGCCGCGCATAGAGCGGCAGGTTGTTGACGAAGATCGGCGTGCCTGCTTCCAGATATTGCTGTACTGCGGTCTTCAGTTCACCCCAGTTCAACCTTCACCCTCCCTACCTGTACGTAAACGGTGGATGTCGTCTCGTGGCCGACACAGGGCCAGAAGCCGAACAACTTGCGCTCATCCGCCAGTTCGCTTTGATCGGAACGGGCATTCGGCACGCTCTGCCGGTCGTTGGTCTTGACATGCCGCGTGTCGAGTTGCGGGTGACTTTCGTCATAGCAGTAGCGGCAGACCAGCCGTCCGGTCCCGCGCCCCAGCACATACTCTTCCCTGAGATCATGAAGTGCATAACGGAGTGAGCATCTATCGCACAGCCCCGGTACCGGCTTCATCGGCTATAGCTCGACAGATCGGGGACCATGAAGAACGAGGCGCGATCCCGATCTTCCTCGGCCGCCAGCATGAACTGCCGCTCGTATTCCTGCTGCAGGAGCGGAATGCGCTCAGCTGCCGCAGGCGACTTCAGCGCCAGATGGTAGGCCAGACCGGAAACCAGCGCCGGAAGAAACCGGTTGGGAACGTCGAGCGTGTTCGTGTAAGCGCCGACATCCTCCATGATGCGTAGTCCCCATCCACCGAAAGTCCCGTCTTCGCTGGGGACCGGCCACAGATAGCAGACGGGGTTCGGCTGCAGGCGGTTGATGTAGAACTGCGAAGGCGAGCCCTGCATGTTCTTGTTGGTCACCTGTGCCCACTGGCTGACCGAATAGCGCGACAGGCCAATGTCCTGCTGTGCCGTACCCTCGCCAGTACGCCAGAACACGTCGAGCAGATCGATGACCTTGAACGGCAGCGTCACGGAAGAGGCATTGGCAGGCCACGGCACCGTGAACTCGTTGAGGGTCCACATGTTGAGGCCACGGTTTCCCCATTCGCGCATCAAAAGATTGAGGGAACGCCGCGCCGACCTGAGATCGTAGCCGCCGCGCACCTCCATCCCGACCATCTCATAGGCTTCCTCAACAAGGTCGAGGGTGTCGAGATCGAAGGTGAACGCGCCGGATGTCGTCATATGATCCGCTTCCGCCTGCCGATACCGCCAGCGTGCGGCCCCATCCCCTTGGGCATGGCCGCCCTTGGCGGTGCCTGCGTCCCGAAATTGCCGAACGGCGTGGACATCGGATCGCCGAGCAGGCTTTCCTTCTTGATGTGACCACGCCCCGGAGGACCGGCATTGGTCATTTCGGCGCTTTCTTCGGCAGGATTATCCGAAGGTTCGGATATCTCCTCCATGTCCATGCGCTTCGGCCGTTTCATTTCTTGCCTCCCTTGGCCACACCCTTGATGGTGCCCTTGTTCTCGGATGCGTAGAAGACGCTCTTGCCCTTCTTCGCACCGTACTCCTTGATCATCGCGGTCTTGATCTTCTGGCCCTTCTTGGTCAGGGGCATGTCATCCTCCTAACTGGTTCTGGTGATCGCCGGACAGGTGCCGACTTCGGCAGCATCGCCATTGGTGGTCGATCCCAGCACCAGACCGAAATAGACGATGCCGCCAACAGGAGCCGTGAAGTTGCATGTCACCGTGCCACTGGTGGTGGTCGTCGTCTCCGCATAGTCACCACTTGTCAGGTTGGCGTCGGCGCTGACACGGTAAGTGCCGGTCAGACCACCGGTCCCGACATAGTGGAAAAAGTCGATGCGATAGGTGCCGCCAGCAACGAGACTGGCCATCTTGCGCGCGATGCGCGGATTGCCCGCACCGTTGCGCGTGCAGCTGTATCTGGCTCCGCCGCTCGTCACAGCCATCGTGGTGTTAGTGCCAGCAACCCAGTCATCGATCAACGGCGCGACACCGGCAGTGATGAGCCCAGCCTCGTAATCATCGAAGGCAGGGTTCTGGTTTACGAAACCAGTCATGAAACCCTGTCTGGTCGAAGTCAGGCTGGCATCGTTGATCTGGCCGTAGACGGTGAGATTGCCGTTCCTATAGGTCCGGTAATTGCCGCCCTCCACCTCCGTCCGCATGATGTCGCTGAGCGCCATCGCAGAAGCACCTTGGTTGAGGTTGGTGTAAGAACCGCCAACATTGCGCCAGACTTCCAGTCCACCGGTTCCGGTATTGACGATGGTGCCGACGAAATGGGCGTGATCGGTAAGACGGTTGCAGACAAACATGCCGGGGGATGCCGACAGGCTTTGCACGGAAACTTGGACGTAGTTGTTGGCCGAACCGAGATCAGGGCTCTGATAGGCGCACTGTTGAGATGTGGCCACGGCACCCAGCATGTTCGAACTGACGATGGCTGAACCAGCGGTGCCTGAAGTCTCGACCTGTGTCCAGTTGGCACTGGCTTCCAAGTTCTGATCGGCGCGGTTGAAATTGTCTTGGAAGACGACCGCACCGGTCGTGACCGTTACCGTGCCAGCGGAGACTGTCACCGCCTGACCGGTGACGCTGACGGAAGTGACGATACGGGCATTGACGGTCACGGTGCCAACCGCAGCCGTCATGGTGTTCCCGGTGACCGGCTGGCTGATGAAGGCGATTGCCGTGACGGTGACGCTGCCGACGCTCGCCACCAAGCCAAGACCTGACACGCCAACGAACTGCAGGCCGGATGCCCCGGCTTTCGGACTTCCGAAGGTGACCCCGGTACCGATGCCGAGGGCCAGAGGCATCAGAACACCGCGACCATCAGTGTGGCTGTGGTGTTGGTGGCGTTGATGCGTTTCGGGCCTATCGGCAGGAACGTGCCGCCCGCAACGCCAGTGAACGTCACCACGACATTGTCATCGCCGACAGCCGCGATGTTGCCGCTGCCACCGACGAAAAGACCCCGGCAACCAGCCGGGAGGTTCACGGTGTCTGATGTGGTGACCGCCTTCCACGAAAACGCGGGAGCGGCCTGATCCGCCGAATGGATGGGCATGATCGCTCCTTACGTCGCAGTCGTGACAGCCGTCCAACCGGTCGTGCCGTTGGTGTTGATGAAGGCACGGGTGGAGGAGGAGGAACCGGTGGTGTTGAGATAGAGCGAGCCCTGCGGCGCGGAAATGGTCGGCGTACCGGAGCCGAAATAGATGCCTATCCCGGTGCCGGAAAGCAGCGCGGTGGTGGAACCGCCAGCAACCGCTGTGCCGGTGGCTGTCTGGAAGCCCGCAGCCGACACGACGGGGCCTGAGAAATTGGTCGTACCCATGGGGGATCACCTTTCCATAGAAGGATTTGCCGCGCCGTCTCTATGGCGTCTGCCCAGCGCAGTCTGCGCGGCTTGGGATGCTGGGATAACTCCTGCCGTCTCTCCAAAAACAACAGGAGCCAAGGCATCACCTCCTTTGACAAAAGAAAAGGGGCGGGCATTCGGGAGGTGGTCCCGCCCCCTCCAGCCTCTCACGCTCCGGGTGAGCCGTAGATTGCGAGAGGATCGGACCAGCCGAACGAATAACGTTCCCTCGACTTGTAGCGATAGTTGCCGGTGTCAAAGTCGGTATCCATGCCGGTCTTGAGCGGCGCTCTCACAAAATGCTTGAGGCCGTTCGGGATGTCCGTGGTCAGAAACCAAGCGTCGGGGTCCGTCAGATAATGCATCACGCCGTAGCCTTCGGGGATCGCCCCGTTGGTGCGCAGCGCATTGATGTCATTGTTGGCGGTATCGACGCGCAGTTCAGTCTGCAGGATGCGGGTCGCGATGAACTGATTGAAAGGCGCGATGATCAGTTTTCGCGGACGGGCCGCAATCAGCAGGCCACGCTCATCGGTCCACGCCGCGATATCGATGACGGCATTCTCCAGCGCGGTTTCGTTGATGTCGGTGGCGACAGCAGCGATGTTGGAGTTGACGCCGCCCGATACGAGCGGATGGTTGTTGGCCAGCAGGGAGACGCCGTCGCCACCGGCAAACGTGCCGGTGAAGCCGTTGTTGAGAACGGCAGCGGCCTTGACCTGCTTGGTGTAGGCCATGCTTCTGGCCAGCGCCTTGGTGTACCGCGCCGAAAGCTGGTCATAGAGGTTATCCTCAATGGCCTCTTCAGTTATGGCAAAACCCATGGCGATGGTTTCGTGGGTGTACCGCGCCGTCCATGCTTCCTGCGCGGTGTCGTAGTTGATGCCTGCACCTTCAGTCTTGACCGGTGCGGCACCGAACCCGCTGAGCTTCTGCTCTTCTTCGAAGGAGCGATCCGAATTCTCGACCGAGAACACCATGGTGTGCTCGTTCTCGTACTTGGCGTACTCCAAACCAAAGAGCTTGTTCAATCCGGGCAGCAACTCCTTGAAGAGTTGGGCTCTAGAGATAGCCATATCTCAACTCCTCTCTTATGCCGCGCCGGTCGCAGAACGATTCAGGTGCGTGTTCAGCCGGACGATCACGTCGGTGAAGGCATCACCAACGGCTGATCCGGGCCGACGCACGAAATCGATAATGCGCAGCGGGAAGGTTGCAGTATTGGCAACACCAGTGATGTTGAGGGCATTCTTGGAATTGCCGGTGGCGGTTGACCCAGCCGTCTGAACGATGTTGGCGTTCAGCTGCAGGGCCGTCTGTGCCAATGTGCCGGATGCCTGCATTTCGAACAGGATATCCGGGTCATCGATCACATACGCCCATGCCGTCGTGCCGGTCTTGATGACCGTCGAAGCGGGCCAGTACTGACGCTGGAACAGGCCAAGAGACGGGTCTTGGTATTCGCAGCCGACGAAAACCCCTACGGGACTGATGCCGGTTGTTCCAGTTTCCTTTTCACAGGTGCCGGTCGCAGCGACGATCTTCACCAAATCTCCGTTGAAGATCGAAGTCGCGTAGGCGGTCGTGATCGGATACTGCCTGATGCCGTGGCTGTCATACCGCGAACCAAGCATCTGGACCGGACGCAGCCCGAAGGGAGCAGCAACTGCTGACATCTCTACCTCCGAGTTGTGTGTTGATTAAGCCAAGCTATTCGCTGGGCTTGCCGGAACCAAAGGTCGTGCGCGTGCGCCGCTCTGGACGACTGAGTGGCATACGGGGATCGTTCTCGCGGAGGAAATTGTTGTCCACCGAATTCATCTGGTCTGCGGCACGCCTTTCGTAATACTTGGTGCGGGCGGTCACATTTTCAGTTGCGGTCTTGCAGAGCAGAAGCCCGCCAACTTCCACGTTGCCGGGGAAGGTGGAGTTCCGATCTGAGATGATCTGTAGTTCTGGATGGTCTTCCGCCTTGACGGGCTCCCACCCCTCGCGGATGCGCGACGACACATTCTTGTTGTCGGGCGTTCCGAATACCGACGATCTGATCCATCGGAAGCTGTATCCCGGCTGCGGAATTGGTTGCGGCAGCAGGGACGTGGGTATGTAGCTGTCCGACTTGCGCTTGTCAGCCTCGCGGTTCTCGCCGTTCCTAGGTGTGCGTGAAGCTGTTTCGCTGGCCATCTCGTTGATCCTGTTCTGCTACGACTTGCTGTGCGTACTGTTCGACGGTCAGCCCGAGACGCTTGGCGAGACGCGCCTGACTTTCCGTCAGCCTTACAGTACGGGGCTGAGCACTACCGGTGCGCTGCACTGCCCCTACCGGGGAGACAGATCGACGCTCCGGGCCGGATGCTGCGCCGCGAAAGCGATCCGGAAACCGCTTGCGCATTTCAGCGTTGAGCCGGGAGTAATATTCCGGATTGTCCGGTAGCACCCCTTCGCGCTCGACCAGCTGCTTGTGGTAGCCAAGTGCGTAGCCTGTCATCGCGTCATCGCGACCGAACCATGAGTTCTTCTTCTGCCATGCCACCGCCTCCGGGTCCGGCTCGGCCTGCTGCGGCTGCGCCTGCGGCGGTGGCTGATTGAAGATGCGCTCGTCCTCGCGCGGCAAATTCATCGGGCGATAGGACTGCGCCCGCTCCAGCTTGGCGACAGCGGAAGCGATCTGCTCCTGCGCGGCAATCATTGCCGTGGTGTCGCCAGCGTCGTGAGCGTCCTTGTAGGCCTGCTTGGCCTGTGCCAGCTGCGACTGCAGGCGACCGTTGTGCTCGCCCATGAGCACCTTCTCGCCGTTCTCGATGAACGCCTTCATCTGATTGTTCTCAGACATCAGGCGTCTGGCGAGGTTCACGGCCTCGTTACCCATGCGGTTGAGTTCGTCGGCACGCCGTCGCTCCGCATGGATGCGGGCGGTCATCTGGCCAATGCGCTTCTGCGCGCCCTTGGCGTAGCCTCTCACCTCGTCTTCGTTGGGAAGATCAGGCTCGCCATCGCGTTCATCGTCGGCAACCCACTTGCCGCGATCCTCTTCCGGAGTGTCGTCGCCGATCTCGACGGAGAGGGTTTCATCCTTCTTCGGAGGGTTCACCTCCTGCGGCTCTGGCGGTTGCCAGCGCTCATGCTCCTTACCCTCGGCACCAGCCTCATCGTCTTCGATGAAGTCGTTGTCGAGCATACTGTTCTTCGCCATCAGATGGCCCTTTCGATCTTGCGCGGATCATCCACGACAGCCTCGACGCTATCGTCATTGATCAAGCGGAATTCCTGATCCTCGATTTTGAGACGGGTGCCGGAATAGCTGCGGAAGATCACCCAGTCTCCGGACTTGCACCACGCGCCAGTCGGAAACTTGTTCTTGTCGGCATAGGCATCTGGACCCAAGCTGACAACAAAACCAAAGATACTTGCGACCTCTTCAAGCTTGCGAAGGCTGTCCGGCCGGATGATACCGCCTTCGGTTTTTTCCTCGACTGTCGGGATTGCGACGAGGATTTTATAGCCCTTCGGATCGGGTATGCACGAAGGGTCTTTCACTTCCTTGATTTCAGAAGCGTACATGCGCGTGGCACTCCACGAAAAAACCCCGCGCCGAAAATGGTGATTTCGGGCGGGGCCAGATAGGAGAAACTATCACAACACGGTGACAAGCCGTGTGAGCTTAAGATAAGCCAGTACTTGCAAACTCGTCAACCTTGCTCGTCCTGCTCATCATCCTCGAAAGCTCTTTTGGCCAAGTCGATGGCATGTTGATAGGCAGTCAACAACGCGACCTGTTCACGGTAAGATGTATAATCGGGACACTGGCCCTTGCCGATTGCGTTTCGAATGGAGGCCATTTCCCGTTCGATCATGGTGATGAGATGGTCGAGCACTTAAGCCGATCCTCCCGGCTTCGGCTTCGGCCGCATCGCCTCTATGGTCCGCTCATGGGCATGCTGCTGATCTTGCATGCCGCGCTCATGCGCAAGCTTGTCCTGCTGCATGCCGCGCTCATGCGCCTGCTGCGATAGCGCGTCTGAGCTTTCCTGTGCCGCCTGCTGCATGTTGCCGATCTCCTCGCGGATTTTGCCAGCCACCTCGACACCAAGCTCGACGCCCTGCTGGCGCGTATCGGCGTCCAGTTGAGCACCGAAGGTGACCAGATCGGCACCGACCTTGGCGGCGGTCTGCGCTTCCTGCGAATGCAGCTTGGCATAATCCAGACGCTCTTGGCTCCCCTGCTTGGCGATGTCGAGCATGGTCCCGAACTGGTCGGACTGTTCCTTGTGTGCCTGCGCACGCTCCTTGATAGCGACTTCGCGTGACCGCAGCTGGTAGACCGGATCGGACGCAATCGCCTCCGCCTGCTTCTGCTGAGCCTGCTGATCGTGCATCTGGCGGAGTCTGACCGAAGCGTCGGCCAGTGCCCGTGAGATCATGCCCTCGACCTGTGGCGGAAGCTGTTGACCGAGAGGCGGCAGCTGTGTCCCCATCATCTGTTCGATCTCGCCACGGTACTGATAGGCGAGATGTTCGGAGAGATGGCTCTCCACCGTCCCCTGTATCTGTGCCGCCTGCGGCGATGCCTTCAGCATCTCCAGTATCTTCGGATCGGTGGCAAACGACAGATGGACTTGGATATGTGCCGAATGATCCTGCTCCGGGTAGACCTTGGTCGGTTGGCCGGTGAGGAACGCCATGTTCTCGGTAACGGGGTCTTGCATCGGCGGCGGCTGATCGACCGGCAGAATGCGCTCGTCATTCTTCACGCCAATCGCCTGCAACGAAACGCGGTGCAGTTCCTTCATGTTGTAGAGGTTCGGTGCCGTCGCAGCCAAGGCCTGCACAGCCTGCATCTGGATGATGCGCTGTGCCTGCGTGGAGGCATTCGGATCGGAGACGGGCAGGATATCGACACGTCCGTCGAAATCCTGCGAGCGGTTGAACTGCCCCTGATCGTCCCAGTCGTAATGGCCATCCATGTACTGGGAGATCACGCTGGAGATCAGCTTGAACTCGCGCCGCAGCGAAGCATGCAGGCGGGCGTGTACCGCCGTCATCACCTTCAGCGAACGCTCCAGTAGGGCCAGCGTGGTGCCGACCGGCTGGTTCTGTTGCTGGCTGGTGATGTCGGTGTCGGCAATCGATCCCACTCTGCGGCCCTCATCGATCAGCGACTGCAGCAGCTGGGCCAGAACCGCAGACGGTTCCTTGTAGGGCATCGGGAAAATGTTTTGCTGGATGGTGCCAGCCGGAACATCCACGTCCCGCCACTCACCGGGGGCGATGGGAGTATCGTCACCCTTGGTGCGCAGCCCTCTCGTCTTCAGTCCACCGGGGAGGTTGTTGAGAGTTCCCGCGTCGATCAGCTGCCGCAGGATGGACGTGGACGCCTTGGCAATCGAGCCTATGAGGTGAATGAGCCCGATGCCGTAGAAACCCAGTCCGGGCATGTATTGATAGTGGACGAAGTACTGCTCCATATCGCGCTGGTCATCGTCCTGCTTCCAGTTCCGGTAGATGGATAGAACGATCTGCGACTGCTTCTCGATAGTGATGATGTACGGGTCGGCAATGTCATCAGGATCGGAAAAGGCTCCGGGTAGATTGTAGTAAACGTGAACCTCGTAGAGGATGTGCCGGTTGTCCACAGTCGGGGATTGTTCAATGCCGGTGATCTCATCTTCCTTCTCCCGGCCTTCCTTCGGCGGTTCGACGGGCGGCTTCGGCAGCTTGACGTTGCGATAGAAGTTGACGCGCTGCAGCTTCTTGATCTGGTTCGGCGAGCGCCTGAGAACATGCGTGTAGCGCTCCGAATTCTCCAGATCGCTGCAGCCGTAATCCACGATGAAGTCCTCGGCCGGGACCATGCAGGCTGACGGGCGTTTTTTCAGCGGATCGTAATAGACCTTGCGGAATACTGAGCCGGCTAACGGTAATCTGAAAAGCAGCTGCTCGGTTTCGTTGCGGTACTCCGCCATCTTCTCCGTCAGCTGGTAGTTCAGCTCTTCCTTGACGCGCTTCGACTGATTGATCTTGTCGGTCGTTTCGTCGCCCATGATCTTGGTCAGGACCGGCCCTGCGGCCGGGAAAATCTCCATGATCGCATTGGACTGGAAACGGACGACTGCCTCTGTCAGGACCGGATGGTAGACACCGCATGAACCCTTGAACGGCTCCGATCTTTCATCACCCTTAAAGCCGAGATAGTCGAGCCCGCTGGTATAGCTTTCGATCCACTCCGAACGGGTCTGCTCGTCGGCATCGACCATTTCGATCAGATCGGTGGCAATGCCGCGCAATTCCTCGTCGGAAAGGAATTCCGCCAGATTGGTCTGGAAGCTTTCCGCCCCCGGCTGGCCGCCTTCGCCATAGGCCTGATCAGGCTCCGGAAGCATCGGCTGGTTCTGGTTGTCGGGCATGATTTGAACGTCGAGCGGCTGTCCGCCGCCGACCTGATCCTGTCCCGGTGTCATTGCTGGAGAGATTGCCATCCAAGGGTTCCTTAGTCGGCTAATAGTAGCTTATCGGACGACGTGCTCTTTTGTCCTTGTCTTCGTCGTCATCGTTCGCCGTACCGATCCAGCCACCCAGCCGGAAACGCTGCAGGGCCATCGCCACGGTGTCCACGAAATCGTCATGCTCGCCTGCCGGAAAAGCGGCGCATTCCTCGATTACCTCCTGCGCCCAAGACTTCAGCTTGGGTGCGTAGACCATCTTGGAGGCGAAGATGTCGGTGATGGAATTTACCCGGCTAATCTTGTCGTTCGGGTTGGCGACCGTGCCGCGTCCGACACCGACATCCTGCACCGGGATATTCATCTGCCGCATCTCGAAAATCAGCGGATGACCGGCCGCCCGCGCCTCAATCAGGCATATGTTCGGTTCCCACTCGTCGTAATGCTGCTTGGCCTTCTTCTTGAGTTCGGGGAAGGTCCACTTGCCCTTGATGGCATCAAGCAGGATAACTCGGTTCATGCGGTCGTCGGGCGCTTCCTCGTCCACAAAAATCCCCCACGTTGTGCACGCCGAGTAATCGGCGCGGGTGGTCTTGGTGAACGCCGTATCCCAGCTCTGGATGATCGCAGTGCACTTGGGCGGCTTGGGCTTGTCCCAATCCACCCAGTGCTCCCGCTTGATCAGCGCCCCCTCTTCAGCGGTCGGCTGCTGCTGATACTGGGCGTTCCACTTGTGAAGCGGTATCGACGCCTTTGTCCGAAGCAGTTCCTCGACCGACCAGTACTCGGGCCAGATCGGGGTGCCGGAAGGCAGGATCGCCGGTAATTCGATGATCTCCCACTGGTCCGCCGCGCTGTCCGCGATCTGCTTCTTGACCAGCTGGCCGGTCAGGTCGCGCAACGACCATCTGGTCATGACGATGATGATCGCGCCTCCGGGCTGCAGGCGCTGGCGCGGCCCGCCCTCGTACCACGACATCACCTTGTCGTAGACTTCCGGATTGCTCTCGGCGATTACCGCATCCTGTTCGGAATGCGGATCATCTATAATGAGCAGGTCAGCGCCCTTGCCGGTGACCGCACCCTCGGTGCCGATGGCGAAATACTCGCCGCCCATGCTGGTCGCCCAGCGGCCTGCCGCCTTGCTTTCCGCAGCAAGCATGACGCCGGGAAACAGGTCGTGGAACTCACCGGAGTTGATGATGCCACGCACCTTGCGGCCGAAATCGACAGCCAGTTCGGCGGTATGCGAGGACTGGATGACCTTCTTGGTCGGGTATCTTCCCAAGAAATAGGACGGCAGGTAGACCGACGCGAACAGGCTCTTGGTGTGGCGCGGTGCCATATTAATAATGACACGCTTGAGATTACCCTCGACCACGTCATCGAAGACTTCGGCAATCACCCTGTGGTGGGAGCCTTCGACAAAGTCACGCCACATCGTCTTGACGAAAGGCAGGAAGCTCTCGCGCGCCCTGAGTTTGGTGCGCGAGGTCTGAAGTTCTTCAAGAAGGTCGAGGATTTCGCGTTGATTATCGACCGGCAACCGGCCGATTTCACGAAGGATGTCGTCGTGATCCATGAAAAAAGAAGGCCGCAACGAGGATGCGGCCCAGCAATCGAGGGGGTATACTAGACCATAACAGCCACTTGACAGTTTCGTCAACAACGGGCGCGAGGTCGCACCAAATGACACAACGTCTTGATTTCATAGACGTTTCGCATCATCAGGGGGTCATCGACTTCAACAAGGTCAGGTCGGCTGGCGTGATCGGCGTGATCATGAAAGCTACGGAGGGATCGACTTACGTCGATGACATGTATCTTTCCAATCGCGACAATGCCCTTCTGGCCGGACTGAAAATCGCCACCTACCACTACCTGCACCATGGCGATACCGACAACCAGATGCAGCATTACCTCGACACCGTGATGCCGGAAGCTGGCGAGCGGCTGGTCATCGACTACGAGGAAAACGACTGCAACATCGATGATCTGGTCGCCTCGGTGCGCTGGCTGAAGGTCAATGCCAATTTCTGCGAACTCACGGTCTATGGCAGCGCCAAGCTGACCGAAGATGTCGAGAACGCCGAGCATGTGCAGCTGCTCAAGCCGACCAGCCTGTGGATCGCCCGCTATTCGTCGTCGCAGCCGGAAATCGCCAGCAATGTCTGGAAGACGTGGACGGCATGGCAGTACTCGCAGACCGGCACGGTGCCGGGGGTCAACGGCAGCGTCGATACCAACTCCTTCAACGGAAGCCGGGAGAACTGTGAAAAATGGTTCGGGCCGGTTTCCCAGCCCGAACCCTCGCCCCAAACGGCCGTCGAGATTTCAATCAATACCCACGGTCAGCCCGTGGTGGTCAGCATCGACGGCAACATCGTCACATCCTAGGCTGCGGTGAATTCGAACTGCAGCTGTTCGGTATTCTCGGTGCCGGTCTGCACGAACACCGGGACGGAACCGGGACCGGCCTGCGCCATCGGCGAAACCGTGGTGGTCAGTTCGGTGTCGGAGACGAAAGCGGTCGGCACTTCCGAGCCGTTGAAGATGATCTTCGATCCATCGGTGAAACCGGTGCCGATGCAGGACAATTGCAAATCTGCATCATCGACGCTGGCGGTTGCCGGATTGAGCGACGTCAGGGTGGTGGCTGGCGGTTCCGGCTCTGGTGGGATGGGATAATCGACGCCTTGGATGGCGGCGGTCACCTGTGTCCAGAACTGCCAAGAAAGAAGCATCATACGGGACGAGATGTTGTTCTGGTCGAATTGCGCGGCGGTCCCCGCTATTGCCCGCCCGATTTCTTCAGGGTCACGTTCGATCCCTGTCTTCGCCGCCTCTGCCATCACTTCCTCCTTCCGCGTTTCTTTGGCGTTGCCTTGGCCTTGAGTTCATCAAGGTCCACATAGTCATCCTCCTCGGCTTCAGCTGCCGGGACTTCTTCAGCTTCCGCCTTGGGTGTGACGGCTTCAAGAATAGCTTCTGCGACGGCTTTCCAGAAGCCCTCATCAACAAACATCGATCTGGCATTGCGGTCGGGGGTGTTGACGGTCTGCGCCGCCTTGGCGAGCTTTCCTGCGAGTTGTTTTGCGTCCATGAACCTCCTCCACGAAAAAAGGGCAGGGACCAAGCGAGGAGCCACCCCGAACCTGATCCCTGCCCCGTGCAATCCACCCAAAGGGGGATGCATCGACACTATCGCGGCGCTGGACAAAAATCAACCGGAGAGGAAGGGAGCATAGTAGCAAGCAAAACCGGTTTGAATGCGACCGGAACTGCTCCCTTCCCCATCCCCTGATCTGATATAACGGCTTCAAATCAGGAGATTTATCAAAAAGATAACCTATGTGCCGATCTTCGGCAAGTTCAGGCCAGCGCCAAGACCCAGCAATTGCAGCAGAAGCGCGATGACGACCAGCGCAATGATCACCACCAGCACGATCTTGATGATCCGGTTGGGCGGGTCCGGTATCGGGATGGCATCTATCACATAAATGACCAGCCAGTAGAGGATACCCAAGATCAGCAGATAGACGATCAGGTTAATCAGAAGCCCTATCATTTCTTTCCACCTTTGCCGTTATTGCCTTGCCCGTGATTGCCGTTGTCCGAGTGGCCCCTGCCGTTATTCCCGCCACCACCACCACCGCCATTGCCAGAACCGCCATCACCACCAGAACCCACGCCACCACCATTGGCCCCACCAGAACCACCGCCGCCAGCAGACCCGCTCCCGCCAGTGCCGCCACCACCAGCATTCGCCACAGAGGTTCCTGATCCTGTATCCCTAGAACCAGCGGCAGACCCGCCGCCACCCCCGCCAGCAACAGCAGAAGCATTATCGCTATTGCCACCCTTGGTCCCCTTTCCCGGCTTCTCAACAGCCAGCCCGCCGCGTTCCAGCGTCTCGATTGCCTGATACACTTTCACGCAATTTTCCCTGACGGCAGCGTATGTGCGGTCAACAAAAGTGACGATGCATTGCACGCCATTCGTCATCTGCCTGCCGCTATGCCCTTCCGGCAGCGGCTCCCTGACCTGTGTGATTTGCTCCGGGTTGACAAGCGCCAGACGGCCATCGACCGTATGCAGTGCAATCAGGCTTAGAAGAAGCCACCTACCGTTTGCTGTCACGTACCGTCAGGCCACGCGCGGTCCCCGGTTCCTTGATGACCGCCCCTTTCTCCACAAGCAGATCGATCATAGCAGAAACGGTACCCTTGGAGGTGACATTCATCGCCAGAGCGATTTCCCTGTAGGTGGGGCTCCTGCCATATTTCTTGTCGTAGCAGCGCAGGAAGGCGAGGAATTCCTCCTGCCGCTCGGAAAGGTTCATCGATCACACCTCCCGTGTCGCCAGCTGGCCTTCTCTATAAATGTGGTAAAATTCACCCTGACCGCCGTCGATGCGGTGCATCACCACGTAGCGCCAGTGATGGTCGAGGCCTTCGAACACAGTCACGACGATGCCGGGGCCGGAATAACCGGTTCCCGTCTTGGTGACGAATTCCCCGGTCCTGAATTTCGGATTGGGAGAAGGGTTCATGGCTTCACTACGATGAAAATCAGGACGGCGACAATCAGGACGGCGATGATTGCCACCAGCAAATCCTCCGCATGGACTTCCTCATCCAACCATGAGCGCAGGCGGTCTGGGAATTTCCACATTGTGCGGCCTCCACAGATGCAGGCAATTCGGATGGACGTTGATGTGATCGGACAAGGGGACGTGAAGTTGCATCGCAGTCTCGTCGTCGTTGAAGAACAGTCCCTTGACATAAGCCATCTCCGTCCAGTTCGGCGGTCGCTTCGCTCTCGATACCGAGACGTGATCCCAGTCCTCCCCGGACGAGGCGATCACCCTCATGGCCGCGTGATCGACAGGGGACGGGATCAGGAACGCTCCACATGTCTCGTCGCCGGAAGAACCGTAGTAGGTGATGACATCCCGGCCGGTGTCACGGTACATATCGAGCAGATGGAGGTTCCGCATTTGTTCCACTCATTATATATATGGGCTATCTACAGGCTCATCCGCTCCCTCAGCAGATACGCCTCCAGCTTCCACATCTGGCGGATGCAGTCCTCATAGGCAAACCTCATGCCGAGATCGGCATCGAAATTTTGAGGGTCTGCAGGGGTGGAGGTGCCGACCACCATGAAACCGTTTTCGAGAAGGCACACGCAGATGGTCATGTGCGGGGCGAACTTGGGAGACAGGTATTCGATCTCCCTGACCTTCTCGACAAGGCTTTCCAAGGTCACCCGATGCGGGGTCTTTTGCACTGCAGCGCTTTCCTGATCGGTGATCGCCACGCTGGACAATCCGGTCCTGACGGCACGGGCATAATCGCTCTCATTCTGCTTTTCGTCCTCAGACATCATTCGCTCCTTATATGATCGAGAATTTTACGCACGGCACTGCCAACCCACAGGGACATCCCGATCTCGAAGAATTCCCGCTCGCTGCGGATGTCCTTTTTACCCCTGTCCCTGCACCATTCCTGAAAAAGGCACTCCATGAAGATCGCGCCCTTCACGGCTTCCCAGCCATTTTCGGGCTGGTGGAAGAAACACCAGCTTTGAATGCGCTGCCTGACCGAGGTGAAATGAACGATGTTACTCATCCCATTTCCTCAATTCGGAACGGTGATCCTTGATGAACGGACCAATGAGCAGCATGTAGCAGCATGTCACGAGCCATGCGCCAATGGCGAGTTCGATGATCCCGCAGGCGATGTAGTAGATGGTTCCAATCATGTGGCTCACTCCTTGAGAAAGGCCCTCCCCCTTGAGGGAGGGCCACAGGCTTAATAGCAATAGGTGTTGCAGGTCCGGTAATCACCGGAACCGTAACAGGTGGTGCGGCAGTTCGATGCCGATGCCGAATGGGCAAAGGCAGAGAGGACAAGGACAACGAAGGCAGAGACAACGAACTTCATGGAGGTGACTCCTCTGTTTCACATACGTCCGCTTTCAGCGGACTTCTGGGTTGATATCCGGACGATTTTCCACGTCCGACAAAAACCTAATCCCTGCGCCGTGGATTTGCAACCCGACCCCTTTACATCCACCCGTTTCTCAGTTAAAACCGCGCTCGCGGTTTATCGTCTATCTTTACTCGGCGATAGACGTAGGGCCGTGTTTCCTGCCAGTCCCCTCTCATTCTGCTGTAATGCCTTCCGTGCGGCTTTTTCAGTTCGGCGATCTCTTCATTTAATGCAGTGATCTCCTTCTCCAGCCGACTGCTGTAGTCGAACATGGTCTGAAGATCGCCTCGTAGCCGCTCAATTTCCTGCCAAAGTTCTGATTTTGGTATCATTTCTGCCTCTGCACATAGTCAGTCAGTACCTTGTTGATGCGGCCCTGCCAGTCCCTGCCGGTGCCTTTGAACCAGTCGACCACTTCCGGAGACAGCCGAATGGAAACATGCTCCTTGGCCTTCCGCCCTTCCACCGCGTCATTCTCAATTGTTGCTATGTCGGGCTTTTCTGAAGTCGCCACCTTCCGTTTTGCCGCCCCCTTCTCTCCGAACTGACGTGAGATGCTCATCTCGTCTCCTCTATCCAATTTTCTGAAAGTGTAGCACAGATCGTGCTACTGTAGCACAATTTTCCCACCAATTTTGCGCAGAATTTTTGCGAAACCCGGCTTTTCCGAACCCTGAAAACCCCGGATTTGTGGTGGGTGGTTGTGTGGGTTAGTTATATTTATGCGCATGCCCACGCGCACACGAATGCTCCCCCCGCCCGTGGGTGCACCCACCCATACCTAGCATTCATGCTAGGTCTAGGCCTACCTCAACCCATTGAAATCGTTGGGTTTTCTGCCCTCAGACACATTGTCCTGCCCTGCCAAGATCGTTCGAAACGAACGATCTTCATGCGAGCGAGAGCTTGGCATCATGCAATCCCAAACTCAGAGCAAGCTCTGCTCCAACCATCGCAATAGATGGTCACCATATCCTATGACCCTCAACCCCTTTGGGGTTAGTGCCGATAGTGTATTGGTTCTTGGTTGTCGGGGGAACGCCGCTGCTATCGCGCTACTCGCTTCGGCATTGCGCAGGGAGCTTGCTCCCTGCTTAATGCCTTGCTCCGTTGCTCTTTGCCGGATCGAACAGCAAAGCAAGCTTTGCCCTCAGCTCCATCTCGATCTCGTTCGGGCTTCTGTCCTCATTGCCTTCCTGTTTCGTTACTTCACGAAACATTCCGACAATGTCCATCTTGCCTAACGCAATCAGCGCCGAAATCCGCTCGGAAGGCTTCGCCTCCGGATTTCTCGACTCCGCCATCAACCCATTGAAGACATGCCTTCTGATGGCTATGCCATCCCTCAGCATCGAAGCTTGGATCGCCTTGAGCAGTTGCTCAATCCTTGCCGCAACCTTCGGCACCTTGGCAAGCTTGCTTGCCGCCCGATTGACCGTCGTCGCCGTCCCATTTGTCGCAAAAGCCCCGCGATAGGCATCGCTCAGCTTTTCGCCGTTCGAAACAAGCTGGGCAAATGCTTCCTGCTTCGCCGTCAACCCGTTCAGATCGTAGCGGTTCACCCGATTGGCCTGCACCAAACCGCTGAGGAATCTGCCCTTTGCCGATTGTCCAGCCATCAGACCTATTGCCAACCTACTTCGTAGCCCGACAATAGCATTTTCCCGACAAAACCGGAATTCTCATGCGCCAGCATGATGCGCCTCATGACGCGCCCTTTCTTCACGCCTGTTTCCACGCGCGGCCTTCGGCTCCCGCGCCGAAATCGCGCACCGAAAGAGGTTGACAAAAATCGTTCGATGGGGAAAATGGTTGTCAGGTTGCCGTTGTGAAACGCCAGCCAAAACGGAAAGCCGGATGGCTCCCGTAGGAACCGAGAGAAAACTCGGTGCCGCTTCGAAAGCTGTGAAGCTCCGAAGGAGAAGGCGAAAAAACCGGACGGGGAGTTTCCCTGATCATGCTCGGTGCCGCAGAACTCCGCAGTGATTGCGCTGGTTCTGGATCGATGGCGGGGTTCAAATGATCGGCGAGGTTTCTGCGGTCGTTGCTGAAAGCAATCGGAAGGTGATGTTCAGCGCTGGTATTCCTCACTGGATTGTAGCGTGGAAATACGTGTCAAGCTGAAAGCTGCCGTGTTTCCATTGTGCAATCCATCAACAGGAGAACTTAGCTATGGCTAAGAACGTGAAGAATACCTCGACCAAGACCGAAGAAACTGCCGAGGACAAGCTTGCGCATTTCAAGGAAAACCTTGAAATGCACACTGTCGAGGTGATCGGCGGCAAAAAGTTCGAAGTCGGCCTTAAGGCCGATTGCACCAAGGTGATCTTCTCACCCAAGTATCGTCGGATTTTCGCCGTGCTGTCTTTCCCCAACGGGGAAAACGCAACGATCTCTCCGGAACATCTGAAGGCCGTCAAGGCCTTGAGCCCGGCGACCAAGGCCACCGTGGAGGCTCGCAACGAGGATGAACAGAGTAATACTCTGTACATCCCCGGCAAGATCGTCGGCAAGGAAGGCGAGAAATCGTTCTTCTTTCGCTATGGCGAAAAGTTCACGGCGGATCGACTGCCGAAATCGCTCGCCGAGATCGTCCATGAGAACGATGATGGCTCTGTCATCATCGCTCTGACGACGTGGAAGGCTCGGCAGCTCTGCAATAATGCAGAGATGTTCGCCAGATTGGTCGAGAAACAGGCGGTTTACGACAAGATCGTAAATCCGCCGAAGCAGACCGCAAAAAAGACCAAGTAATTGGTCTTTGGAGCGGGGAGAAATCCCCGCTCCTTTGCGATCTACAGTCAATCAGTGACTGTAGATTTCAGAGGAGCCACCTTGAAATGTCGCTAGAAACTCTTGAAAGCGTACTCGAAACCTTGGTTTCGGAACGTCTTTTCTACATGAGAGAAGCGAAACGCTATCCAGAGCTTAAGCTCTGGAATGTCGTGAGTGATCGAAACCGCCGCATCAAACTCTGCAAAGAGCAGATTTTGAGAACACGGTTTCGGCAGAACAACGCAATGGCTGCCGAATAGCAGCCATGGGGAGGAGAAATCCTCCCCATTCGCTCTTGCGAGAAGTACTAGATAGGCTAGTACTTCTTTGAGGAGCCACGAAAATGCTCAATATCGGAACCATTTCTCACGGTACCATGCGCACTCAGGATTTGCTGGTCAGCTTCGCAGAAGCTTACAAGCAATACTGCAGCGGGCCGAGTTTCGACGGGCTGCTTTGGGCTGAAGCCCAAGGTTATGCGAGCCTTCTGAAGCATGAGAATGTTTCGGATGATTGCTGGTACAGAGCCCATGGCGTTCTGGATGATCTGTTTGATCGTCTGGACGAATTGGCTGGCCGCTATGACTGCTACTTCGGTACTACCGAGGGCGACGGATCGGATTTCGGCTTCTGGCCGATAGCGGATGACGAATAGTCATCCTAGAGCGGGGAGAAATCCCCGCTCTCTCTTGCGAGCTACAGCAAATCGTTGCTGTAGCTTTGAGGAGAGAGCCACAATGATGGTTACCACCAAAGCTCAACGCAAAGCGTTGAAACGGGTTTTTGATCGCTGTCCTTTGTTCATTCTTTGGAATGGACAAACTTGGATGCCGACCAATGCCGAGGGTTGGAACGCTCATAAGCGTTCCACTCAGCCGGATATGACCTACCGGCAATTCCGCAAGCTGGCCATAGCAAGCTATGGCTGCATCATGGTTCCATGGTGCGGAATGTGGCTCGGCATTGAGCCGGACGGCTACACACACAGCTGAGAACTGGCGGGGCGAAAGCCCCGCCTATTCACTCTTGTTTCAAGTAATGGATAGGCCATTACTTGATTGAGGAGTGAGCCACATGAAAACATGTCCTTGCGGATCGGGCAAATATCGTGAAGAACTTCACGATGCTCGCGGCATCTTCTGCTGCTTCTACTGCGAAGATTGCGAGAAGGAAAAGCGCTCGCGCTATCGTCAAGACGTTCTTGACGATCCGAACTACTGGCATGACGAGCCGATAGACGAGGAATAACCAGCGAAATCAAGGGGTTGCGCGCAAGCGCAGCCCCTTTTTTTGTGCTTTCGCGCGCGGGAGGGCCAGCGCCTTCTGAAATCACAGCTTACGCTTTCCGGAAATCACAGCCTACGCTTTGCGGTGGACATTCAGGTGATCCCACCCCATGATAAAAATCGACCGATTTGGAGACAATGCAATGAGGGAAATATCCGAAGGACAATACATTATGGGGCGAATACCCGATGACCGTCCCAAACGCCAATGTGGCGACTGCCAGCTATGCTGCAAGCTGGTGCCGGTGAAGCCCTTGGACAAGGGAGCGAACCAGCGCTGTCGGCATCAGAAAGCCCATAAGGGCTGCATGATCTATGCTGAACGGCCAATTGAGTGCCGGTTGTGGTCCTGTGCGTGGCTGACCGGCCCGGACACGGAGAACTTGAGCCGCCCGGACCGCTCGCATTACTGCATCGATCCGATGCCGGATTTCGTCAGCGTCACCTCCGGGGACAGGCAATGGAACCAGAAGGTCATCCAAGTATGGTGCGATCCCAGATACCCCGATGCATGGCGTGATCCAGCATTGCTGAAATTCATCGAACTCTACGGCAAAGGCGGCTTCGGTGCCATCGTCAGGTTCAGCAATCACGACGCCGTAATAGCTTTCCCGCCGACACTCACCGGCTACCCGGACTGGGTGTTCCACTCCGACAGCATGGCTGACCACGAGCATAGCGTCGAGGAAGTCTTGTCGGTACTTGGGTTGACTGGATAATAGTCATATGCGATAACACTGGCGGCTGGCACCGACGTGCCTGAACAACACGTCACCCCCAAGCCCCCCCGCTTCAGGTGTCAGCTAACACGGAACCCCACGGTTAACCCGCCGTGGGGTTCTTTTTATGTTCCATACTTCGAACGACTTTTATCCTTTGCCGGTTGATTGGTTCAGCGGCCGGGGAGTACAATGAAACCTCTCATTTGTTAATCCGAGAACGAGGGGTTCCCGACATGGAATTTGCAGCGGAACACAAGGAGCAATTGCGTCTTTGGGCACGCAGCCAAGGCTCTGGAACCTTCAGGATACGCTGCTTCCAGTGCGCCGACGACCGCAAGCGGGCCAACCAGAAAGTCAGAACGCTCAACGTCACGGTGGATCAAGAGCACGCGGTTTACCGTTGCTGGCATTGCGAAGCACAAGGTGCCGTGCGCTTGGTCGATCTTGACAAACCGTTTGTCCCGGCAAAGCCGAAGCCGAAAATCGGCGTGGTCAGGCATCTCGACACCAGACTGGATGCACTGGCGCTGGCCTTCCTCAAAGGCAGGGCGATCTCGCCCGAGACTGCCAAACGCTATGGCTGCGTCTCGGCGCTGGCCTATTTCCCCGACAAACGCCGCGAAATGTCGGGCATAGCCGTTCCCTACGTCATAGACGCCCGCCTGATGGGCAACAAGATCAGGGCGGTGGAAGACAAGGCTCTGGTCTGCGATGCCTCCCTGACAGCGCTCTGTGGCCTGCAGAACGTCGATATGGATGCCAGCGCCGATTTCATCATCTGCGAGGGCGAACTCGACATGCTCTCATGCGCCGAAGCTGGCATTGCCAATCCGACATCCGTGCCCAACGGTGCCTCAAGCTTTGTCCGCGACGACAAGACCGACGACAGGTCGACAATGGCCTTCCTGTGGACGGCCAAGGCCAAGATCGACAAGGCCAAGAGAGTGATCCTCGCCACCGATGCCGACGATCCCGGCGAGAAGCTGGCCGAAGAACTGGCACGGCGGATCGGCAAGCACAAATGCTGGAAGGTCAGCTATCCCGACGATTGCAAGGACGCCAACGATGTCTTGGTCAAGCACGGCAAACAGGCCCTTGTCGACATGATCGCCAAGGTCGAGCCGTGGCCAATCGAAGGACTTTACGAGGCCACGCTCTATGTCCCGGCGATGATGGAGCTTTACGAGAATGGTCCCGGCGAACGTATCCTGCCCGGATTGGGGCCGGTCGATGACCTGTATTCGGTGGCACCGGGGCTTTTGACCGTGATCACCGGTATCCCCGGTCACGGCAAATCGACGTTCACCGATCAGCTGATGGTCAATCTCGCCCGCAAATACGATCACGCTTTCGCCATCTGCTCATTCGAAAACCCCATCCACGTCCATCTCGCCAAGATCGCGGAGATGCTTCTGCAAAAGCATTTCTTCGAGGACGAGGTCGGCGAGAAGATGAGCCGCACCGAGTTGGAAAGTGTGTTGCCGTTCATAACTGATCATTTCAAGTTCCTCAATCAGGACGATGGAAAAAAGGCAACGCTGGACAGCATCATAGAACGCATCAAGACTGCCGTTTTTCGCTGGGGCATTCATGGTGCCGTGGTCGATCCTTACAATTACATTGCCCGCCCCAAAAACATGGACCGCGAAACCGAATGGATTGATGACATGCTGACGCAGTTGCGGCTGCTCGCACAGTTCCACGGCATTCATCTATGGCTGGTCGCGCACCCGACCAAGCTGCCGATGCTGGAGGATGGCACCTACAAGCCGCCGCGCGGCTATTCGATATCCGGATCAAATGCTTGGTATGCCAAGGCCGATTTCGGATTGACCGTGCACAAGGACGCGGAGCGCGCCGGTCTGGTCCACCTGATCAACTGGAAAACGCGGTTCGACTGGCTGGGCCGCGAAGGCGATTGCAGCATTCTCTACGACACCCAGTCAAATACCTACTTGACGAGCGGTATCAACGACATGCATCCCTATGCTCCGGACAACGTGACCAGCTTTCCCGGTGGCAAGGTGCCGACCTACCGTCGCGCAAAGGGCAGATATGCGGAGGAAGACGAGGAGTGAAGCCAAAGATTTCGGAACTGCCGAGATCGCCAGACGCTTCACGGTCGTTCCCCGCTACTCAGGAAGCGGTTTCACGGCAAAGGTGGTCGATGATACCGAGCTGGATCAACTACTCTATCACGACACCATCACCTCGCTGGAACATTCGATCCTGATCGCCCTGCTGAAGCGCCTGCAGCGCGCCGAATTCTTCGGCGTGAAATCGGTCGATCTGCAGCGCGAAACGGTCGGCGATCCAACCCGCGCCGCCGATAGAAAGGTCCAGTCGGTCATCGGCTGCTGCAAGCTGATCGCGGCAATGGACAGGACCATGGGCCGCGCCCAGCGCATGGCGCTGATCGATCTGCTGATCTTGGATCGTCAATGGCCGTTCGCCCCGGCCTCACTTCACGACGCTATAGCTACCCTCCAGCGTCTCTTCAGCGACTGGCAACGGCCACTCGGCCGCACGCAATCTGTCGAGCAGACGGTCGCGCTCCGGATGGATGGGCACCGCTTGGTTGGCGCGTAGATTGCTCGAAAACGAAACCACCGCGCCGGGAAGCACGGTGGCCATATGCAGTTCAGCAAGTATTTGCACGGCTTGGGCACGTGGAAAGTATCCGGTCTTTATTAGCGCCGTTCTTTCTTTTCCCTGTTCGATGATGACCGCAAACCGCATGCCCCTAGCATATCACGGCAGCGGCCAGACCTGACAACCAGCCAGCCTGCCCCTTTGCTCGGCGGTGCCGATATCCTGCCCGCGCTCCAGCCACAAATCCGAACAGATTTCCTCGACCGAACGCAGATCGTAGCTGGCGCTCGGGTCTTGCCTGACAAACATCGACGTGAGCAGTGACATCGAAGTGAGCGAGACGATGATGTGAACCTCGCCCGCATAGGCATGGTCGTATTGCGGAGGCGGCACCAGAACCGAAGCGAACGGCTGGTGCCTCCAGCCATTGCAATGGGCGATCTCGTGCCTGAGAACGGCCGGATCACCATTGGTGACGACGATGCATTGCGTGGGATAACTGTAGCCTGTGAGCGTTATTGCCAATACAGCGAGACTGATCATTTAATCGGCTCCGCCACTTTTAACAGCAACGATGCAATGTATAAGACATCAGCCGGATCGATGATCATCATATGATCTCTGTTGTCCATGTGAAATATTATCTGTATTTTGCCATCAGGTCTTGCATCGACGGTTCGCGTTTTCGATGCCAACCTGTATTTCTCGCCTCTATGGTCACGCTTGTATATCTCAATGTTGGTCATTTCAGTAACGCCTCCACATATGGACCGAGATAGCCAGCCGCCACGAGAATGGCGAGGGCTATCGCGACATGTCTCAGGATCAGATCGTAGTGTGTCATTTGATCCCCTCTTTCAGTGCTTCCTCGCTGGATTGCGATGCGGACCATTGTGGGCGACGTTGGGATCGTCGGGATCGCTCCTCGCGCGAAGACCCTCTATTCTGGCCGGAATGACCTTGATCTGATTGCAGAGATCGCAGCAGCGCTCTTCGTAAGGTCTGAGCGGTTCCGGATTGTTGCCGTAACCAAGCGTCAGCTCGCCGCATAGCGAGCACACGAAAGGCAGGTTCGGGTCTTTCAGTGTCATGCTAGTCTCCTTCTTCGTTGTTGTTTCCCGGTTGCCATAAAACGTTCGACTTTACCATTGAGCCATGTTCGTCGTCCAGTCCGGCATCATGCTTGGAGGCGATCACGTCATAGTGCTTCTGCACCTTGCCCTTGCTCTCGTCGCCGCGCTCGAACTCCGCCTTGCGGGTGCGCCTGCCACCGCAGAGAGAGCAGACATAGCGCGGCAGGAGGAAGCCATGGACTTCCATGTCACGCTTCTCGGCTTCCTCAGAATGATAGGGCACCCACCTGTGCTGGCACTGGCTTGAGCAATCGTAATGCACCCAATGCGCAGCAACATCATGCAACCGTGCCGTCGCGCGGGACTGTGAACTGAATGTATGGCTGTAATACTGCTGATCGGCATCAAGATCGATCTTGACGATGTTATGCTGAGCCACCGGATAGACTTTCCCAGCAACCAGTTTCCGTGAAGCCGCCACGCCTTCTATTCTTGTTCTCTTACGCTCGTTGAGAAGCAGCAGCGCCGCCAGTCCCCAGCGCAGGCATCCGGCGAACTCAGATGCGATCCTGCTGAAGGCAGTGCTCTGTTCCTCGGTCGGCAGTCCCGGCGTGATGATCCCCAAGTTCCACTGGTCTGTCATCGGACGGACCAGATTGACGAACTCCCCGCTGGCCTCCGGGCGCAGCCCCGCAGAGATGTAGCGGCTCAATTTCCTGTAGTTCTCGTTGTCCTGAACGAAATTCATCGTCGTGAAGAACAGCGGCTGCACCGTGTAGTGCCAGAACGCATAGGGCGAGAACGCCGCATCCTTCTCGTTGCCGCAACACACGAAGAAACATCCGTTCATGAACAGATAGCCGACGGTTTCGATGCCACTGATGTCGCGGTCGACGGCGATCACGTTCGGGAATTCAATATAGGTGACCGGGAAGGGCGGCAGCGCCATGTGCGAATTGGCATAGACGATATGGTCCCAGTCGACTGCCAGTTCCCTCAGCTTGGCCGCAGCGCTGCGCGCAAAGACGAAGCGCTTCAGTCCGTAAAGCTCCGCACGGATCGCCTTGCGCAAATCCCCGTGCATAAGCACGCTGTTTGAAGCGTGCTTCATTGCCGTGTCGATGATCATGATAACCCTCGAAAAAATGGGGCCGGTTGATCCGGCCCCGTTTCTGATTACTTGCCCTGCGCCTTGGTGAGATTGTCCCAACCCTGCACTTCCTTGGCATCGCGGCGCATGTCCAGCTTGCGGACGTTGCCGTTATGGTACTGATTGATCAACGCCATCACCTGCGGGCCGATCTCGCCGCGAGCCACCTGAGTACTCGACAGTTCGGTCCCTGCTTTCGGGCCGATCACATGACCCTTGGTGCCGAGCAGGACGAAGGTATGGCAGACCTTCGTATACGCCGCATCGTACATGGTCTTGGTGCCGTAGAAGACGAAGCTGGCTTCGTAGCTGAGCCCCCAGCGTTCCAGAAGCTGCAGCCCCATCGGCAGATACTCGTCCGGCACGATCACGTAGGCGATGCATTCCTTGCCCATGGTCGGCTTCGCCACCGATCCGACTGCATTGGCGATTTCGAAGTCGGGCTGGACAAGGATCACGTTGTAGTCGATGCCGCGCGCCTTGACGGTTTCCGCCACCTTCTTGGCCTGCACCTTCTTCTTCTTCTGCTCCTCCTTGTAGCTGTCGATCTTGTCGAGCGCCTTCGCCGCCTGCGTGGTGTTCTGAGCGATGGTGCCGACCGCCGCCATCTCCTCGCCGGTATATTCCGGCTTGTTCGACAACTGCTTGGCCTTGGCCATCTTGCCGCGCGCCTTCTCCAGAAGATCGATGCCCGCTGCCTGCTTTGCCGCAGTACGGACGGCAGTAGGCGTCACGTCGAACTCCTTGGCGATGTTGTCGGCAGTCGAGCCCTTGCCCTTGGCCGGTGCCTTGCCACCGCCCGTCATCGCGGTGACCTTCTGCTCGTTGTAGAGCTTGCCGATGAAGTAGGTGAAGCGGGCCGGGGTCAGGTTCCTCCGCGCCAGCTGGTTGCGGATGATCCACTGCTTCACCTCCTCCTCGTCCTTGAACGACTTGTAGACGATGGGCACGTTGATCTTCAGTTCCTTGCCGATCTGGTAACGGGTATGACCGTCGGCGATCTGGTTCTTCTCCTTCCACACCACGATAGGATCGCGCACGCCCTCCTTTTCGAGCATGGTCTTAAGTTCCTTCAGGCTCTCTTCGGTCTGGATATCCAGTAAAGCCTGAAAATCGGGGTTGATGGTCGGCTCCGGAGCGGTCTGCTCCAGCTTCTCACCGCCTTCAATTGCTTCCTTGATGCTAGCCATTGTCAGTTTCTCCTGTTGTCGTGTTCAGCTTCTTCGATATCTCAATCGAACCCAGCTGCCGTGCAGCGTTGATTGCCTGTTCTCTGGTCTTTCGAAGAGCGCAACGCTGCTCGCCGATCTTCGATTGTCCAACCCATCCGGTGACCTTTTCCCGCTTGTCGAGCGAGTATGCCATCACCGAATAGAGCCTGATGTTCTTGACATTGAGGCGGTATTCGTCCGCACTCAGTATGATATGTCTGTCGATTAACCCATTGCGGTGAAGCTTATCATAAACCTTGCGCCGCCACATAGCCCTGACCCGCATGGTGATTGCGTATCTTTGCTTTCTAGTACTGCGCTCCCGTCCATTGAGCATGAAGAAAGCATTGGGTTGGGCATCGATATAGATGCTCTCCAAACTCCAGTATGGTTCCGTATCAAGCAGTTTACGGATTAGCCATGGCAGTTCCTTTGCCTCTTCCTCCTTGATCCACGCCGGTTGCCATTGCTTGTTCCAAACCAGCGCCTTGCGATGCTCTGCAAGCGTGGTCTTCATCTTGAGGATAAGGTTGCCCATATCGGTCGAAGTCTTCTGCAACCGCAATGGCTCAACCACACGCAGCATCTTCCTGAGAGTGACGATCTCGCGCCAAAGCTCGTCCTGTATCTGGCGATACCCCTTATCCATGATGACGGTCCATCGGATGCAGCAGATTGATGTAGGTGCCGAACGGAGCGACATCCTTGCCGGTCGCCGCCCACAGAACCGGCCAGTCCGGAGCTTCATGCGCCTTGGGGAAATCATGGATTTCCATGTCGGTGAAACAGATTTGCCAGTCGATTGGCTCATCCATCTTCTTCACCAGATCGAACACCGGCCGGATGTTGGTACCGCCGCGCCCCTTGATCGCCAGCTCGTTGAACTCCATGCCGCTCTCCCACTCATCGATTTTCTGAATGCGGCTATCATGCTGGATGATGGTCAGCCTGTCGGGCTTCAGCTGTTCGATGATGCCGACGATGTTGGTGACGTATTTCCGCAGTTCCTTGTCGCTCACCGATCCTGAATTATCGATTGAGAGAACGCCGTTGCCGCAGCCCCTCATGTCGAATGAAGGCGCATAGGCTCCATAGATGCCCATGATCCGCTTGTTGGGCCGCCGCCACGAATAGTCGTCCGGCACCGAACCCTTCACCCAGTGCTGGATGTACTCGTGATAGTCGATGACCGGCTCTTGGCAGGCCTTGATGATGAACTGCAGACTGCCGGGAAGCTTGCCAACCGCCTTGGCCGTCTCGGCCGCTGAAAGCACGGAGATTTTGATATCCTCTTCCAGTTCCTTGGCTTCGCTGTCCGACATCGGCGAGCCGTTGTCGTTGCGCGGGTCCAGAACCATGCCCCACGGCAACCTGCCACCGAACTGCTTCTTCAGTTCCTCGGCCTGCTGGATGAGATCGTCATAGACCCGATCCACCAGCCAGTTCTCGTACTTCGGATTGAACAGACCGTTTGCTGGCAGCTTGGCCCCGGCCTTGAGCACCGTCTGGTTGATCTGAAAGTCGCAGGCAATGTTCCAGATCAGCGGAATGCGGTTTCCGCGCCGAGCGAAGTGCAGAAGAATGACGTGCAGCATCTCGTGGATGAGGACGCCGATCACCTCCTCCTGAGTAATGCTTTCGACAAAGTCCTCATTCCACCAGACATGAGCGCCATCGGTGGCCATGGTATCGATGAATTCCATGCCGTCTTCACGGGCATTCCTGAACTTCAGGCGGGTGGCGACCAGCCCGAAAAACATAAAGCGAATAAGCAGCTGTGTCTTCGCTTGGGTAATTCGCAGCTCACCCTTCTTCAGTAATTCCAGTCGTGTCATGTGATTGTTCTCCTGTAGGGAAACGATTTTTATCGTCCGAGTTTATCCCAACCGGTTGGGCCGGTCAATGGGGGATCAACCGGCCCTTGAGGATGCTATTGTTCTATCGGATAGAGCGGCAGTTCCCAGTCTTTCGTCCAGCGCGGCTCGCATTCGAAGTGATGGACCATGCCGTCACCACAGACATGCAGCCTGAGATACCGAGCGCCGTCCAGAGACAGGTATTTCTCCCTCGGCACCCGCGTTTTAGCTGCCTCTTCGGCCTTCACGCGCTGCCATTTGGCATTGATAAGCCGCAGTGCCTCGGTGATCATCAGTCAACCCTCGCTATCTCGATGGAACCGTCCTTTTGGATGATTGCCAGCCAGCTGCCTTCGTAGAACTTCAGCGTTTCCGTGCGCAGATGAGCGAAGGCAAGCAGCTTCATCGGTGGATCACCGGGATACTTTAATTGATTTTTCTTACGCATGAAGCCGGGGAAGGGATGCCAGCCACCGATATAATGTCTGTTGATCTGTTCAGCCGCTGGCGCAGGATCATTGGCATCAAAGAATAGCGGCAAATAGCCGGTGATCTGCGTCTCCGGATCGCAGTGCGGCATGTTGATGGGCAATCCGTTCGGATAATAGAACATGATCATCGTGGCTCACTCCTCTTGTTTTCAAGCGTTCTCAGCAGCCAGATACGCCCCCATTTGGAGGCATACGCAGCCAAACGCTGATGGTCGATGGCGAGATCGAGATCGCCGCGTTCGCGGCAATCCATGGCGGTCTTGTAGTGATAGGCGGCCTGCCGCTGGAACCCCGCGACGTTCTGCGCGGGGTTCTTGAAGTTCATCTTGCGGGTCATGTTCATGATCAGGCCGCCTTGCTGTTCTTCGCCATCATCTTGGCGAGAACCCGCTTGGCATCCTTGGCGATGTCGAGCCGC